CGATTGCAACCGCGCTGGTGGCGACAGCGACCGTGAGCGGAGCCGGTTACGTGAGCGTTCTTACCGCACCGACGGCAACCATCACGACCTTGTCTGCAACCACTGCAACCGTCACGACCTTAGTAGCCCCTACCGCAACCATCACGACCTTGTCTGCTACAACTGCAACCGTCACGACCTTAGTTGCACCGACTGCGACCATTACGACCTTGTCCGCTACAACTGCAACCGTCACGACCCTGGTGGCCCCTACGGCTACAATAACGACCGCGAATATCACCACTGAGACTGTCGGAACTGAGACTGTCACGGCCCTCACTGCCACAACCGCCACGATTGCAACCGCGCTGGTGGCGACCGCGACCGTGAGTGGAGCCGGTTACGTGAGCGTTCTTACCGCACCGACGGCAACCATCACGACCTTGTCTGCAACCACTGCAACCGTCACGACCTTAGTAGCCCCTACCGCAACCATCACGACCTTGTCTGCTACAACTGCAACCGTCACGACCTTAGTTGCACCGACTGCGACCATTACGACCTTGTCCGCTACAACTGCAACCGTCACGACCCTGGTGGCCCCTACGGCTACAATAACGACCGCGAATATCACCACTGAGACTGTCGGAACTGAGACTGTCACGGCCCTCACTGCCACAACCGCCACGATTGCAACCGCGCTGGTGGCGACCGCGACCGTGAGTGGAGCCGGTTACGTGGGCGCGCTAATAGCGCCGACTGCTATTATCACAACCCTCACCGCGGCGACCGCAACTGTATCGGGTGCGGGCTACGTGAGCGCTCTTACCGCACCGAGGGCAACCATCACGACCTTGTCCGCTACAACTGCAACCGTCACGACCTTAGTGGCCCCTACCGCAACCATCACGACCTTGTCTGCTACAACTGCAACCGTCTCGACCTTAGTTGCACCGACTGCGACCATCACGAATGCGACCGTTGCCGGGATTGCAGCACTAAGCACTGCAAACGTAATAGGTCCGCTCACCATCGGGCTCACGTCGTACACAACCACGACATCCCCCTCTCCACTGATCACGATTGCCGGTTCTTACATGAAGACTTCTGTCGGGCCTGTCTACGCAGAAGATTCGTGGACAATACAAAATGTAATTGGCTCCGCAGGCCCGAATAACACGTCCAATCTGGTTTTCACCCATGTCGGGGCAGACAGCACTGGCGATGCGTCGGTGCTGATGCCGAATTTGACCGTAAGTGCCGGCAATGTGCCCTTTGCCGGCTCCCTAACCCCCGGTGACGCGGTAGTCGCCAGAAGCGCAAGCAGCGGTCTTATCGCTTTTGGTACATCTGCGACAGTGACTGTGGGCGGCCTTAGTTACTGGTATTGGGATGGTACCAATATGAACCTCGGCGTGGGCGGTTTAGCGTTGGCCGCTCCGTATGGTTTCACTTCCTACGGCGCTACCATTAAAGGAAACTGCGCAATATCGACCCAATTGAGTGTGGGAACAGCATCCGCGGTGATGACGGGAAGTGGCAACCCCGGAGATATGTCTGTTGCCCGCAGTGCAAACACCGGCGTGGTCTACTTCGGATCATCTGCGACTTCCGCCGCCGGTGACGGAACATACTGGTATTGGGACGGCAACCAGATGAATCTCGGGCCGGGAGGCATTCTTTGCGTAGGCGGCGCGCATGGGAGTCTAAATCCAGGGGATATAAGCGCATCCCGGTCAGCTAGTTCGGGGTTAATAGCTTTTGGCACAAACAGCTCTGTAGGTGCTGGAGGTTGCAGCTATTGGTACTGGGACGGCACCAATATGAATCTCGGGACGGGTGCAGGTCTTGTTGTGCCCAGCGCGGGAGGGATCGGGGCCGTTGCTGTCAGTGCCTCCAGCAACTTCTATGCAAATGGTGCGGGCGGCGTTACGGCGGCGTCTCACATATACACTACGTTCACCTTCAACGAAGGATTATGCACTGCTGTCTCCGATCCGTCTGATTCACGCCTAAAGACAAATACTCTTCAGTTCACCCGCGGGCTATCTGCCATTCAAAAGATAGATCCGATATCCTTCAACTGGAATGACGAAGCCGTAGACCACATGGGCCTCGACAAGACGGTGCGGCAGTACGGATTCGTAGCACAGAACGTGGAGACAGCGATTCCCGAGGCGATCGGGCGAGAGATTGCACACTCACAGATCACAAATGCAGAGGGGCGCCTGGAGCGCAAACCGAACGGGAAGCCAGACTACAAGACGGTGGATACGAGAACAATCGTGGCCGCCCTCGTGAATGCTGTGAAAGAATTAAGTGCTAAGGTTGAGGCGCTAGAGGCTAAGAGCAATGTCTAACATCTGGGATTTGTTGTTTGGTGGGCAGAATCCGATAAACCAAGTTCTCGCAAGTCCGACCAGCACAAGGCTAGGCTCCGCGCCGGTAGCTAAGTAAGAGTGCCGCGTAAGTGGCGAGGTCAAGGATCGTGTCTTCAACGGTCTCGTCTGAAACCACGGCCTCCTTCTTGTCAATGAGTAGGGTCTTCAGCCGCGCGAACTTGTCGCTCATGCGGACTAGGATGCCCAGCTCGCCGAACGTACGAAAATTCGCAAACGGGTCTTCATCCGAAGCGTAATCGGAATTCTTGGCGTATGTTAGCGCATACATCTGCTCGGTAATAGCTTTGAAATTCTGAAGGTACTCCGCGCGATTCCACTTGCCTGCGCTCATAGCAACTTTCTCCTTTGTGCTTCCATCAGAAACAGGGCTTGTTCCCTGGTCATACCCGCGAGGCTGCACACGTCCAAAAACGAATGTGTCAGCCGGGTGAGCCATTTGACCGCGCGCCGGATCAGATATGTCTCCACATCCGCACGACCCTCCGAATCCATCACTGCCTGCCGGATGACGGTTAGCCACAAAATCCTTTCGCGTTCGGAGACCTCAAGCATACAGAGGCATTGTGCCCGAAGTTAAAGGCCGCGTCAAGCTCTTTTGCCATGTCCTCAAAACGGTACAAAAACGAGGTCTCAGCTTCCTGCGCCGACCAAGGCCAGATCGTCTCGTCAAACGGGCAACATTCCGGGTACCAATTGCCGGGGGTAGTCATCAACCGTAAGTCCCTTGCTTCTGTCAGAAACATGCGTTTATCGAGAAGTTTCACGGCAATAGGCTCTTTCGGGGGAAGGCCGAAGTGGGTAGTTATGGCATCCGTAAACTTCTCTTCGATCGCCCGGAAACGAGCCATTTCAGGCTGGTGTTTAAGTGGCGAAACCATATCGCCAATGTAGGCTTCGCCGGCATCGTGGAGTAGGCCCCACATACGATCTGCCAGGGAGCACTTCAGGCTGATGCGGACGGAGTGCTCCGCGACAGAATAGAACTTGCGGATATGGCCGTTGAAGCGGCATTGCATCGAAAGGGCGTGGGCGATATCGACGATGTCGATATCGTTGGGGTCTGGGTTCAGAACGTCAATCGTGCGCCCCGTAAATGTTCGGATGGTCGATCTCTCTGTGCTTGCCATCGCTCTCTCCGGTAATGGGTGATCCCGATTGCTGGGGTAACTAGCCTAGTTACCCAAATATCGGGTTCGTCTTCAGGGTAGTCTGTCTCGTAGTAGTCCAAGGGGGGAACCTCTACCTCTATTTTAAGCCTCGATTGGACCGTCCGGAAACGGCAGATTCAATTGATCTTCCTGAGGCAAAAGCTCGCCCGCATTGGTTTCTGGCTCCATAATCTTCACAATTCCCCGGAGCATGTCCGGGATGTTTGTGATGTTGGCCATGACATGGGTATCAAAGTTATCCTCGTTGTGCGCGACTATGCAGATGATATAGCCTGCCTCTTTTGCGCGCTCGACTAGCGTATTGGCGTACTCAATAACGGGCACGCCGTTTGCTGCCTTTGCCTCGTTGAATTTCATAGGTCTCCTTGGCGATATTCGATCCAATCCGCAGTAACTTGCCGGGAGTAATCGTGGACCGTCTGCTCGACGTCCCCTCCACCTTTTGCGCAGCGGATAAAGGGGGTTGATTCGAGCGTGTCCCTGATCACAGTCCCGAAGCCATAGACCCTCTCGGCGCCGCAGGAACGGCATTTGAACAGATGTGTGCTTCCTTGGCTCATCGTGATTTTAGCGACGGAAACCCTCCCCTTTGGGGTGGGAGGAGTCGCGTTCTCCATGTATTAAAACTCCGAAACTTACAATCTTCGGGCTTGTAACTTTGACCTAATCTCTTGCTTAAACGCATAGCCCACCCCACTGTTGCGCCATCGCATCCGCAATTCCCGGCAGCGTCCGGCTGCGCTCCTTCCACCTGTCCGGCCCCGGAGATGCATAATGAACTCGCGGTATACGTCCCTCAACAATCTTCGTCGGCACCAGTTTGGGCAGGTTCTTGAGCCACAGACACGTTGCCTTCGTCTCACCATGCCCGAATTGCCAAGGCTGGATGATCTGGTCGGGCTTGCGCCACTTCGTACTGAGCACGCCGATGGGGTTCTCAATAGCAATGCGCAGCGTATGCGATTCCCCAATCAATTTTACGAAGCCGATTGCATCTTTCTGCTCGTCTTCTTTCCCTGAAAACCATCGCGCCCCGCTTGAAGCTAGGTGAGTACATGGCGGATGAGCAATTATTAAGTCCCAATACCCACGGTTGTCTTCACCGAACAGACAGTCCACTAAGTCTTCCTGATAATGGAATTCGCTTTCGTCCTCGGCGGCCAGTAGATCGCAACTCCAAGCATCATGCCCTCTGGCCCGGAACGCCTCTCGCACCACGCCCGAAAACTCGCACGCCACAAGCACTCTCATTCCTCCACTCTCTTTTCCTTGGTCAAGCCCAACCTTTTAGGTTGGGTAGTTGACTTCTTGTTTTTCTCCGTGTACCAAATGGGAGGACGACCAGGACCGCCCGCCTTCCACGCCGCGGTACCTTCCTTGGTACGGCGTCTCGTTTTGAGACTGTTTCCGCAGTCCCTGCAAAACTTTGCATATGGAGAGCTACCGCGAGGGCTCGGGCAGTTGATGCAGAGGCCCTTGCGGTAGTTTGAGACCTTGTATCGTAACGATCGGCCCATGTTCTCCGTTCCCTTCGGCTTGCCTTTCCGTGTTGCCATGTGCCACGGTACCAGTAACCTCGATTCGGTGTCAATAAAAAAATGCAGGTACAATCAAGTTAACCGCGTCGGCCCGTTCAAACAGCCCACCTGGACCCCTCTTTGGTCCGCGGACGGCGCGGAATTTTATTGACATAATTGTCAGATCCTTGCTACATTCTTCTTACGGGTCGGCGTCACTGAGACAAATTATGGAACGAGTAAACCTCTGGATCGACATCGAAAGCCGGTCTGAGCTGGACTTGAAAGAAGTCGGGCTCGACAATTACTCAAAACACCCTTCAACCCAAATCACCCTATTCGGGTGGTGCATCAACGACGCCTTGCCTACTATGTGGCGCCCCTGGGAGCGCCCGGAAGCGCCGGAAGAGCTTCGGCTCATGCTGACGCGGCCTGAAATCTATAAATTCTGTTTCAACAGTCAATTCGAGCAAACCATGCTCCGGGCATGCTTAGGGATTGACATTCCTACTGAGCAATTCGTGGACGTGGCTACCCACTGCAAATACGCGTCCATTGCCGGCAACCTCGAGTTCTGCGGCGATGTGATTGGCATCGATGCGGACGACGCGAAGATGGCAATCGGGAAGTCGCTGATTGCGAAGTTCTGCAAGCCTAAGAAGATAACCAAAAAGGATCCGACCGGCGGTTTCAGCGACTGGAATTCGCACCCTGAAGAATGGGCGCAGTTTGAGGCTTACTGCGCGAACGACATTATTGCAGAGCGTGCAATCTTCTACAAACTGAAGGCGTTTCAGTTGCCGCCGAACGAGCGGAAGATTTGGTGCCTGGATCAGAAAATCAACACGCGCGGAATTCCGATCGATACAAAGTTCGTGGCGAACTGCGACAAGTTCGTCGAGGACGAGAAGAGTCTTTTGATGAAAGAGTTCCGCGACCTAACGGGGCTCGAGAATCCAAACTCGGTGAAACAACTGCTGGGATGGTTGAAGACGAAAGGCTATCCGTACAATAGCCTGGGGGCGCCACGCGTCAAGGCGGCTCTCGAGGCCAGCAAAGCGTGTGCCGCGTCAGATGCGATGCCAACAGCGGGGGAGCGGGCGTTAGAACTCCGTCAGTTGCTCGCTAAGTCGAGCACCGCGAAATTGCAAGCAATCAAAGATCTGATCGGTGCCGATGACCGGTTGCGGTTTCAGTATGTCTACGGCGGGGCAGCCCGCACGCTACGCTGGTCGGGACGAGGCGCACAGCCGCAAAATTTTCCTCGCCCTTCAATCAAAGATGTGGAAGGAGCAACCAATGCGATTCTTGCGGGCGATCTTACTGCCCTGCGCACTTGCGGGCCTGTGCTTGGCGCCGTTTCTAGCTGCCTCCGTGGGGCTATCAAAGCAGAAACGGGAAAGGTTCTTGTTGCGTGTGATCTTTCCTCTATCGAAACCGTAGGCTCCGCGTGGCTGACCGACTGCACGCCGCTGCTGGCTGTCTTCGCAGCGGGCAAAGACCCGTACATCGATTTCGCCACGAAGATGTTTGGCGTGCCCTACGAGGTTGTAACGAAGGAACAGCGACAGATGAGTAAGCCTGCCGTGCTCGGGGCCTGCTATGGGCTCGGGGGCGGGGAAATGGGCGTCGATACAGCGGGCGACGATATCCGCACCGGGTTGTGGGGTTATGCGCTCAACATGGGCCAGGATTTACCGCAAGACTTCTGCCATGACTGCGTGAAGACCTACCGCGATGTCTACTCGGAAATTAAAGATCAGTGGCGGCAGCTTGAAATGGCCGCCGGCAAAGCATGCCTTGAGGGCAAGCGGTACACCGCATGCCGCTGTCACTTCGATGCCGTGCCTGGGAAGATCCTCTACATCACTCTACCTAGCGGGCGGCGATTACATTACCTGAAACCGAAAGTGAGCGAGTATTTGTGGTTCGGAAAACCGAGCTACAAAATCTCTTACGAGAACAATATTCTCGGCGGCTGGGGCCGAGTTCACACCTTCGGCGGAAAGATTCTGGAGAATATAGTGCAAGCCTTTTCTCGCGACATTTTGACGGCAGGGATGCTGCGGGCCACTGAATTAGGTTTCTCCATCATCATGCACTCTCACGACGAGATCGTGGCGGAAGAGACGATCGGATCATCTTTGAATGGCGAGAAGCTGCGCGAGGCAATGGTGGCGCCGCAGGCATGGGCGCCAGGACTTCCACTGAAAGCAGAACCGTCCGAATCAGAAAGGTATAAGAAATAATGAAGATACTAGGGCTTGACACCGAAACGACCGGCTTAAATCCTCAGACCGACTCCATCACTGAAGTCGGGCTCGTGCTCTTCGACACAGAAGTACGTGTGCCGGTTCGCGTTTCCGGCTTTCTGGTCAAGGGCGGTTTCATCAGCGAAGAGATTACGCGCGTCACCGGGCTTACCAACGAACTTACCGCCGAGTACGGTTACACGCAGCAGCTGGCGTGTAAAGCAATCGCGCATATGGCCCTTGGGGCAGATTACTTCTGCGCTCACAATGCCCCGTTTGACCGCGGCTTTGTTAGCGAGATGTTCCGCAAAGAGAAGATGGAATCCCCCCTGAAGCCTTGGATTGACACCCGCACCGACTTGCCGCCGGAGGCATACAAAAAGGGGAAGAGCGCTTCGCTGAAGTACCTCTGCTGCGACCACGCTATCTACTACCACGCCCACCGTGCAGTCAACGACGTTCTCGCCATGCTGGAGCTCCTCTCCCGCTATGATCTCGACACCATCTGTGAACGTGCTGCCACTCCCAATGTGGAAGTGCGCGCAGTGGTCTCGTTTGACGATAAGCAGCTGGCGAAGGAACGATCATATTATTGGAAGCCAGAACTCAAGCAATGGCGGAAGCCAATGAAGGCCAACGAAGTAGAACGAGAAAAGAACGAAGCGCCGTTCCCCGTCATTCTGATCGAGGGCGAATAATGAAAATCGACATAGGAACCCTACGGCGACGGTTGTTTATTCCGATCAATCACGAGTGGAACGGCATTGTTCGTGGCATAACGGCTGAGTATGAGTACGACAAAAAAGTGGATGTAGAGTTGGTGTGCGATGCTATGGCTAGGTTTTATAAAAACCGCGCCACCATAGCCCGGATGATGCGAGAGTGGCGGGAGGTACTAAAATGACGCCAGAACTTAGTGGCGCAATCGCAACTTTAGTCAACGTAATCACGGCGGGCGTGGTAATCTTGATCTTCGCCTTTATCTGGAGGAATATGTGAGCACAATCACAAAGCTGTACGGAGGTCGAGCAACATGCACGTTCCGAGAGAAGGCACACACTTACAACTTCCTAGTTCCGAATGTTTGCGACAAACTCTGGCAACCTTCTGTGACTGGCGTTTTGGGAATGAAGGCCAAGCCTGCTCTGGTGGGTTGGGCGGCGAAAGAGTCTCTGAGCGTGGTTCGGCGCCGGCTCGGGGAGTATCAATCCGCAAACGGGGAAAACGCCCAGATGTTTCCGCACAACGTCTTAGAGTGGATAGCTGACGCGGAAGAAAACTGGCGGGAAGAGGACAGCAGCACCACCATCGGCACTGTCGCGCACCGATTCGCATATGAGGATCTCCGCTTCCGGTGCGGACTTACCAACACGAAACCGAAGTTCCCGATCGAACATGACCCAGTGTTAATGCCTGATTTTACGGCGGGCATGCTCGAGATGGCAAACAATTCCGCTGTCCAGGTCTTGCAGTACTTCGACGCGCACGACTTCAGGCCGTTACAGATGGAGCGCCCGTTATGGAGCCCTATTCGGGGCTTCTGCGGAACCCCGGATTTCATCGGGTACATCGACAACATACTCTCGGTCGCAGACTATAAGACTTCAAAGAAGATCTACGCCGAATATTGGGCACAGCTCTCCGCACTGCAATTCATGTATGAAGAGGAGTTCGGCGGTTGCATCGCCCAAAGAGTGGCCATAAACATCCCGAAGGATGGGACCACGCTCCAGGTCGAGACGCGAAAGTTCGACTACCGGCACGCCGAAGACCTCGGAATGTTCTTCAACTGCCTGGGCACATACCACTGGAATCGGGCCAATGATGACTTTGCAGCGGGTGACCCGGTCAGGGTGCTAGGAGACATATTTGGGGCGCACCCTCCGCTGGCATGGGCCACCCGTCCTGATGATCAACGACCAGACCAGCGGCGTGGGGTATTGACAGACGATTGCCCCTTTTGATAGTCTCTTGAAGGCAGCTTTGCTGCTAAATTCAATCGCACAAATCAGGGAGTCACAAATGCCTATTTACGCCCCCGAGTCAACCAGCTTTACCCCCGCAACAGCCGGCGAACAGCAAGGAGTCATCGCGAAAGTGGTGGATCTTGGCCTCGTTAAGTCGGAGTACAAGGGTAAGGAAACCATCAAACCGAAGATCCAGGTGATCTGGCAGGTAACAGAGAAGGATGAGAAAAACCTTCCGAAGCGCGTCAGCCAGTTCTTCACGTTGTCCCTCGATCAGAAGGCCAACCTTTACAAGTTCTGCATGCAACTGTTCGGAAAGGTTCCTGACAAGAGCTTCGACTTCTCGGAACTCGAAGGCACCAACCGGAACCTGTTGCTCGTCCCTTCCCCGGACGGCAAATATACTAACGTTGCCGGCATCTTGGCCCTAAAGCCGGGTCAGGCGAAGTTGAAAATCGTGCCGTTCGAAGTCAAGTCGAAAGTGGTAGGAGATCTGAAGCCCGCCGCGGCCATTCAGGGCGCCGCAGGCACCAAGATCACCGAAGCCGCTCCGATTACAGACGACGATATTCCGTTCTAGCCTAATCTCTACGGCAAGGACGGAAGGGGGCGTACAGGCATAGGACTGAGCACTTCGAACCTCAGGTACCGCCTGACGCCTCCACCTCCCTCGACAACGAAGCAGCGGGCAGCGGACGATTGCGATGCAACGGAGGAAGTCTTATGAGCGAGACGCGAAATATCATCGAAAAAATCCTCTTCAGAAGGGCACTCGAACACAAACTCGAAGGCTATACGCTCGTAACCGCTTTAGAAATCTCGGAGGCTTTGAAGTCTGAATATTGCTGCCCGGAATGTGCGGCACCTCTGGAATTGGCGAAGCAGCGCGTTACGATAGTAGAACGGCTGATGAAACTGTCCTACATCAAGGCCACACGCAATGCCAGTGTGGGTCAAGAAATTTTCGTTTGCCGCGATGATGTGATTACGATGATTCACGAGTACGCCAAAGCTGACCAGGAGAAATCATGAGCCGCTCCACTATCTCTGCGGAACTGGAGGCTCGATCGAGAAAGAAAGAGGGCATCTTTCTGATGCTGCTCGCCAAGTCTGAAAAGGAGTCAAAAGATTATGATCGAGGATGACGACTTAACAACGGCCTTCGTGATTCTGTGCCTCTGCTTTCTGCTGTTCATTGCAGGCAAAATAATCTTTCAAGGAAGCTGGTGGATCGCTTGAAAATCTGCGCGCACTGTGGAGACTCGAAACCCCTAGTGGAGTTCAACGTACATGCGACGAACAAAGACGGACGGCGCTCCGACTGCCGTTTATGCCAGCGACTAGAACTGAAAGAGTGGCGAAAGAATAACCCCGCTGAAAACGCAGCCCGGGACAAGAGGGCGCGAGCTAAATACCGTGCGCTGCATCTAGAAGAGGAGAGAGCACGAATACGGCGAAACGGACCCTCCAATAAAGCCCGAAGGCGTGCTGCAAAAACCGGCGTGGGCGGGAGTCATACACCTAAAGAATTGGAAGCACTTAAACTCTTTTATGGCTGGAGCTGCGTAGCGTGCGGTCTAACTGAAGCAGAGATCACAACCCTCAACAGAAAATTGGTTGGAGATCACGTTTTACCTATCACTAAAAAAGGATCCAACAGCATCACCAACATACAGCCCTTGTGCCACGGTGTCGGAGGCTGCAACAACCGCAAAACTATCAAACATATCGACTATCGTCCTGACGCTGGATTGTGCTTTGCGATTATGAAACTAATGGGGTAAACTCTCTTATGCAAAACTTCACGGAACGCGCCTCGGCTGCAATTCGCCGGGGCTTTTCAATTATTCCCGTAGAACCGCGCGGCAAAACACCACTGCGCGGAGCCAAGAGCCGTACGAATACCGAAGATGGCGTCCGCGCTTTCGCTGCGCAAGTTCCAGAGGACGCAAACTTCGGAATCGTCTCGGACGATACTTTCACCATCCTCGAGACTGACAATCTCGATAAGTTCCTGGCTGCGCTCGGCCAAGAGCTCCCTGTTACTTTCTGTGTCTCCGCGAGCCCCAATCGCGCCTATTTCGTATTCGAGCAAACCGCTCGGAGTAGGGCAGTGACGAAGAACTACGAGTGGGAGGGCGTATTCGAGTGGAGGCATAAAAACGAGTACTGTGTCGGGCCAGGATCTGTTCACCCCTCCGGGCGTACTTACGAGGTCATCACCGACTCGCCGGCAGCGGCGTTCCCCGATTGGCTCGTTAGCCGGTTGCAGGAGCTGTACAAGAATGCGCCCGTCAGCACGAAGCCCAACGCGACAAATGAGGTCGATCGGGACGCTTACACGACCCTTCGTGACGCGTATCTATGGGAGCTCAATCCCTCGGACATGCTCAAAGAACAGGTAGAAATAAGCCTGGGGCGCCACGGTACCATGCTGTCCGTTGCCGGGTTGCTGCACGACGGCGAACGCACGCAAGAAGAGGCCGTCACCATAATCGGAGAGCTGTGGGATAAATTCTGCACAAGGCCGCCACGCGGTAAAAAAGAAATCGAGGATATCGTTCAGCATGCCTTTGGAAAGAACCCCTGCAATTTCGAGCCGCAAAACCTCCCGATCCCGATTCATAGCGGGCTCACCATCTATGCAACCGAAGGGGAGAAAGAAGCCGGTCTCGACGAAGCCAGCCTCCGACTATTCCATACTTACGCCGAATTCCAAAGCACGCCCCCCATCCAGTTCGCCATCAAAAACTTCCTCCAGATACAGGGCGCTACGATGCTTGGCGGCCTGCCGGGGCATGGGAAGACATTGGTTGCGCTCGCAATGGTGCGATCGCTCTTAGAGGGGGATCCTCTCTTCGGCTACTTTCCGGTCAATGAAGTCTCACAGCGCGTCGTCTATCTTATCCCCGAATGCGGTCATAGCCCGTTCAAATCGCGCCTAGAAACGTTCCGCCTAGAAGAGCACATCAAAAGTCGCCGATTTCTCTACCGCACCTTGTCAAAAGGCCAGATCTTAAAATTGGACGATAAAGTGTTGCTCCACGCGTGTAAGGGCGCGGATGTCTTTCTGGACACTGCGATTCGGTTCATAGACGGGGATGAGAACGCTTCTACCGACCAGAAGGTTTTCAACGACAACCTGTTCGCGCTGCTAAACGCCGGCGCCCGGACGATAACCGGCCTCCATCACAGCCCCAAAAGCGCGGAGACTGCAAACTACATGAGCCTTGAGAACACCCTTCGGGGAACCGGGGAGCTGGGGGCTGCTCTGAGCTCCTGCTGGGGCATAAGGCAATGCGACAAGCTCAAGAACACCCTCTACATAGATTCGGTCAAAGCCCGAGATTTCATCCCGGATGAAGCCTTCTTGCTTGAGGGTAGACCCCATCTGGACGCTACCGGCTATTTCAAGATGCTAAAGGCTCCTGGCGCCGCAGGCAGCCTCAACGACAACAAACCGCGCCGGGAAGGCGAGAAGAGCGGCGGGCGTCCATTACCAGAAGGCACAGACAAAGACGTTTGTATGGGCCGAATCCTGTCTCTCAAAGCGGAAGGGAAGAGTTTGAGAGAAATTGCGGAGGATCTGGGCGTCTCCAAAGACACTGTCTCACGGTGGCTCAAAGAGACGGAAGAAAAGTCAAAACGGCTGGAATAGACTGTCCCGCCTGGGACAGAAGAAAGTCGGAGGCAGCATCCCGGGCCGGTTGAACCGGAACCATAGTGGAGGTTCACCGGGCTGGGGGTTTTGGGACTGTCCCATAATTCCATATCTAGGTAATACGGGACAAGGGACAGTTGATTCTAAAGGAGTTACGCCTCACCGCCGAAGCCCGTGGGACAGTAGGGGTTTACTGATTCTAAAGGGGTTGCGGTTTCTGAAGTCGGAATCAGAGGTCCGTGGGACAGTTGTGGGACAGGGAAATGTTACGGGAAATGCGGCTAACCCGGCTCGGATCCAAATGCTCATAAACTCGGAGGCTGTCTCACAACTGTCTCACTGGGACGGAAGAAAAGTCGGAGGCAGCATCCCAGTCCGGGAGAACCGGAACACTAGTGGAGGTTCCTCCCGGGGCTGGGGGTTTGCTACTGTCTCAAACTCTTTTTCCTAAGGGGTATGAGACATGCGACAGCTGATTCTAAAGGAGTTACACTGATCCGCCGGGGTCTGTGAGACAGCAGGGTTTTACTGATTCTAAAGGGGTTGCGGTTTCCGAAGACTGAATTTTATAGTCCGTGAGACAGTTGTGCGACAAGCCGTGAAGGGCTAAACCTTCTTGAGCCACGGCTGGGGCTGTTTTGTCCGACCGTCGTCATCCCACTTGACGACGGCGTCCTCGTCATTAGTTCGCTCAACCGTGCCAATTTCTCCCGTCGGCTTTCCGAAGTTGCCTAATTCCTCGACTCGATCTCCTGGAGTTAGTTCTTGGTCGGTAGCCGGGGGCGTGACTAGCGCTGGCCTCTTGGCTCGGTCTGTGTCGGCGGGTGCTCCGGCGTGTGGCAGAGGCGGTTTCGGAGCGGTGCGCAGTTTTGGTGCCCGTTTACGGCTCATATTTCCTCCGGACTGGCATTTCCTTAAACGTGTTGGGTTATGGGGCGGGCCTACCTAACTCCAGAACTTAAAAACGCGGTTACAATCCACACAAAGCAGGTGAAAGGCCGTGCAAGCGAAATTGAGCCCCAGCGTAAAAAACAAACTGGAGACTCCCGCCCAGGCGTAAATCCCGATCAGCCCCAACAAACTCATCAAAAACAGTGAAATTGTCTTTGTCATGGAAGTGGCCTCTTCAGCATCATTGCGCAGGTTAAAGATAAAAGCTGATCCGAATTGCTCACAATGGAAAATAAAAAGACAGACGGTAAATTCTCCACGGTCTTGTGACGGTAACGAAGCGGATGTGCTATCTTTAGGGCATATATGTCCCCCAAAATGTCCGCTCCGGTAGACTTCCGATCTATGGCCCGCCGCTGGCGTTCCGGATCGAAGGCCCGGGCCTTGAAGCTAGGTAGAATGATAGACTTACCATCGATCGACGAGGTGTTTGACCACCTCTGTTCTCTGCCAGTGCCTCTTCGGTGCTCGTATTGTGATGTCCGCATTTACCGCCCCCAAATGGATCACCGAATCAGTCTAAGTCGAGGGGGAAGCGCGGAAACCTCCAATCTAGCTTTAACCTGTAAGCCTTGCAATCTTGCGAAAGGGCCTCTGAACGAGGTCGAATGGCGCTCATTGCTATCATTCTTAGACACTTGGGAGGATGCGGGCGCTGCGAAAAGCCTTCTCAGCCGGCTCCGCGGAGCTTTCTGGTGCTACAAGCCGGCGGTAAGGGCCCGGAAGAACGTCTCCGTGAATTTAAAAACGCGCCTAGAAGGCCCCGCGCGACCCGTTTCCTGTGCCGTACAGCTCGATTCACCGAAAGAGGGTATCTACCCACCCATTTGCCACCAGCATCGTGTACGGGGCTGCGATTGGTGCGCAGCTACGGGTGGAGACGGATATATTGACTAAGAAAGGGTTAAATGAAAGCATGGATTGCAAAGATCGGACAGAGTATTCAATTTGTAGCGTTCTGGGCGCATCTCGGCGTTGCCGGGTTGTTGATTGTCCTTATAAACAAACTACTTTCAAAACGTCCAGCGGAAATCTTGGCGCTGGTAATCATTGTTGCTGGCGGCGTCAAGGAATATTACTTTGATGCAACTACAGAACAAAATCCGCCTCAAACGTTTTGGGATAACACTGAAGACTTCATCGGCTGGTGCGTTGGTTCACTTGTTGGTTTCTTATTAATCCACTGATCCCCAAGGCGCAACGAAGAGGTATAGGCGCAACGAAGAAGTTGCGCGTAGGAACTAGGCGCAACTTGAACATTATTATGAACCTTAACTCGTTTAATGAACATTATTATGAACCTTGTGCGATTCCCCGCCGTGGGTAGCGGATAGGCGTAACAAAACCCCCCAGGAAGGGGGGTTTCGTGCACAGGACTGCTTCTCTTTTTCTTAATAAACCCGCAAGGGAGTTGCGGGAATGCGGAGATTAAGGGTGTTTTTCTCCGCAGAATCGGTACCAGTTTTCATTTCGCATGCTTCCGCATAACGACACGCTCCGCATTTCTTGCAGTTGTACATTTCAGTTCCTCCCCTTCGTTAAACGCACGTCCCGAGTCATATCCTGCTTTCCTCAAGGGACTTGTGGCTGCTTTGGCAGGTGCCACGTCACAAAATCATTGCATCCGCCACAGAATACAATGTGGCTTCGAGAAATTCAGGCACGATGTTTCTCCGAGCCGCTAAAAGCCACGTTGCACCAACCGACAAAGCCGCACTCCGGGCAATGCCGAGTGTGTGGATCGTCCCAGATCATCGCGGCGCATCCGTTGGGACAGATATTTTCCTCCATCCTTGCCTGATGCTGCGCGGCGTCACGAATATCAGCCTGATCCTTCTCAGGGTCGCCCGACGAAGGAATCGCCATGCATCGCATCCGCTCTTCTAGGGATTTCGGCATCAGCTCACTATTCTTTCTTCCACCGCTTCAACAAAGCGATTGTGTCGTGCCCGACGACAATACCAACACCGACCGCCAATATGCCGAGAATTATGATGATCACATATCCCTCTTGTCTCGGAATCCAACAAACACTGGATGCCGGGGTTTGTCTTTACAACCGATGGGGAAGTACTTGACTTTCACCACGCGGCCCATCGTCTTCGGATCGTCCCACATAAGCTGCCGCATTTCGTCATCGAAGCCGGTACCGACTCGGAAGGTCACCCCGGAGTAATCACCGTTGATGCCGATGACCTCCAGGGCGCCTAACGTGCCCATACCAGTCTTGTTTTCCTGGTGCGAGCTGCGGGCAGTCCGACCAAGCTCGTTCGTGAACGCAACATTTTCGTTGTGTTGCCGTTCGTCGAGCCTTATGATGCGCGCCTCACAGTCTTTGAACCGCTTGAGCTTCAGCAGGTAGCCTTCCTTCAACGAAGACCGGCCATTCTTGTAAGGTCCGTCCAGACTCCGGAGCATTACGCCTTCCGCGCCCCTCTCAAGCAGTTCCATTTCGAACAACTCAAGGGTTGCCAGCGTGGGGACGATCACGTGATGCACAACCTCAGCGAACGGATGATCTACAATCGCCGATAGTAGATCAAACCGCCTCTTGAACCCTACATTCTCAAACCGATCGAAGAGGCGAAAGGTGACGCCGATAGCGGGTTTGTCGTCAGACATTACGACAGATACGGTCTTGCGATAGCAATCTTCTGCGAAGGGGTCGCCCAGGATCAACTCTCCGTCCAAACCTTCTGGCAGGTCGGCAAACATTTCCTGAACGTATTTGTTGGGGATTGGCTTCAGGGAGCGAGAGAGCAAAACCCCGCCTTGTACGGTCGCCCGGATTCCGTCTAGTTTCTGCGACGCCATGAGCGGAAACTTCAACGTGGATACGTCTTCAATTGCAGTTGCCAACATCGGTTTGAAAGGCATGTTAGTCTCTCCCTTTGAAAGGTCTCAGTAGAGTGGATGGGTGGTTTAGGTAATTCCAGAGCCGTTGCTGCGCGGCATCCATCGGCTCTGCGTGCTGCGAATCGCATGTAAAAGTGCCGCTATGGACGTGTTCCCAGCCGCTTGTAAATTTGTCTCCCCGAATTATTTCTTTGTGACAATTAACGCAGGTTTTCATTTTTCCTTTAGTTGCCGGCGGGCAATCGGTCTCCATTGATCCAGCGTGACCGGCCAGCCGCTTGTCTTCGTACTGTACTTGGCACAGCCCAGGGCTTGCACCGCGCATTCAGATGAACAAACCCACACAGTCTGTTTCCGCGCCCGCTTGTCGCCATACTGTTTTTCTGCGAGCACTTCAATGCTCAGGCCGTCTTGGGAGAGGGCGTTTGGGGGAAGGCCACAATTAGCACAGGAGCTCACTTACCGGCTCCGATCTCTAGAGCTTCCTTGATGATGCAGTTTTGGTCGTGCTGTGGGAGGTCGATGAACAGATCCCATTCATGGGCGGGGTTGCGGAACTTGAACCGTTGTACGGCCATATCTAGCGCCCAATATTGAACCGTAGCGTTCAGGGGCTCGATGGGAGTTTGCTTCTTGTTTAGTGGACTGCGCATGTGTGTTGCTCCTGTTTTGTGTTACTAAAGCATCATAGCCCGGGGTAGGGTTTGATGGCAATGGCCCGAACGTGCTACTTGTTCTTTGCGTCTAAATGAGAGCCGGCCATATTGTCTCGTATATCGCACAGCATGAGGGCAATGTAAAAGATTGCTTTGGTGGTCGCGCCTTCGATCAACAGGGCGTCTGACCCGCGGGAAGCACGCTGGATCGTGGTGTCTAGGTCGTCGATGATGTTTTCGAGTTCTTTCTTGGTAACGCTCATATTTCCTCCAGCAGGGACGCCTTGTTAGGCGTCCCCGCATGTTAAAACAGGCCCTCAATCCAGTTCCACAACCGCGTCCACCAACTTATTGCTCTGACGCTGACAGGCCCGTTGGCGGTTGTGGTGCTCCCAAAGGGACGGTCACCAAAATGCTCGGGCACGGTGTTGACTCTCCCGCCCCGTTGACCGATGAAACTTCATAGCTGTATTCGGCCCCAGCAACCACAGCTAGGTCCGTGTAGGTCGTTGCGGTTGGTTCCGGGCTTGCGATGCTGACGAAGGTTCCGACAACACCGGCAGTGACCGGGGCTCTTTTTACGTCATAACTCACGACTGCGTCGCCCGTAGTTGGTGCGACCCAGGTTAATACCACTTGATGTGCCAATGTTGCTCCTTGTGCCGCGATGGCGGCCATGAACAGAAATGCTGAGAGAATGTATTTCATGCCCGTCTATCATCTCGAAGTTCGTACAGTTTGTCAAGCCATTCGATTTCAGGCTGCGCCGCATAGAGCTCCTGGGGTGTCGCTTCAGGGTACGGAAGGTCTCGATTAGGGTACGGAAGGTCTTGATTAGCGAATAGCGGCTCGTCATACTGATCGTCCGCCGCCCTGTTCCACCATGCGGGATCTTGCTCCGTCTTGAAAGAATAGCTGATCTGTTTCTTCTGGCACGCGGGGCAGAGGATACCGCGAGTGGCATCATACAAAAGTCCGCAGTGTGCGCAACAGGCTACTATGTTCATCGTTTCCTCCGTGTTGTTAAGCGAACAAAGACGGCCAGGAACAAGACACTGAAAATAAGCGCGGCCCACTCACCGATATCCGGCACATGCACCGGCGGGGAGCTTACGCAGCAAACGTAAATTGGTACGCTCGGTGCGTAAGGCGTAACGCCGATTGGCGTAACCGGCACCGCTATAGGGGTCGTTTGAGTGCTAATCGGCCCTTGTATGGGTACAGCAGTCAATCCCGTGGGCGGATTCGGAGGCTCGTCGAGTGTAGGGACTTTTGGCCGATTCGGCGTCTCAGGGGCGGGCACTACATCGGGCACGTCCAGCGTCGTAGGCTCAAGATCCTGCGGGATTACAGGGGCCTGTGGCCCGATTGACAGCATGTTCCCGCACGCCGCTCGGAGGAGATATTTTCCATCGGTGAGGATAAGCGTACCCTTCGGCAGGACTTTGCATTCCTTCGTCCACGCGAACGTTCTTGGCCCGCTCCGGTATGCGATGAAAAAACATTGCGGTCGGGCCAGCGTCTCAAACACCGCAGATGAGAAATCGAATCCTGCGAACAGGTGAGCGAGGTCAGGGTCTGCGTACAGGGCGCCCGAAAAATCCTGTAAACTTCGGACACCGCCCTTGATGAAGCCGCGAAACGGTGTGCTCTTGACGAGCGCACTTTCAACTGGCTTTGGGTGCTCTTGAGAGCACAATGTTCCCGCTCGGTGTCGCCGCTATTGTCGCCTGCGGGGGCTTAGGCCAGACCCACCAGACCAGCCCCGAGATAAACAACAGGACAAAAAAAGGATTCGTAACCAGCTTTTACTCTTCATTGCCGCCTCCATATATAAATTTTGGTATACGGCTTTGGCACGCAGTCACGATAGACTGCTACCAGGGACCAGAACCACAGAATCAGAGCCGCCACGAATCCTGTTATAGCCCAGAACATGGTTTCCTCCCACACGGACAGGCCACCAATCCCAGCTCTATAGCCTTCAACCACGCTTCGTACCGGGTCGAAATGCCCAGCTTCTCATATATCTTCTTTGGAGCTTTCTTCGCGTAGCTCTCGGACAGGCCCATCACAATTGCAATCTGAAATGTGCCGAAGCCTTCACCACACAACCGGAGCCATTGAGTTTCGCGCACTGTTAACATTTCAACATCCTATCTTGGAAGGTAGAATTTTACAATGGCACTGAAGTGCCAAGTCAGTTCTTGTATACGCATTTGCAATGCCCCATCCCATCGCTTCCGCAGTTGCGTCATGGCGCGACGCAAGATGACGGCGGGATCACGTTTTAACTTCTGTTCATCAGTCATTTGCATCCTTTCTGTGATATCCACGTCAGGCCGCCACGAAGGATGGTCATCTTCTTGGTCTGCCAGTAGTAGACTGTGAGCCCTCGACTCGATGCGGCATAGATGTCGAAGTGGTCTTTGTCTGCCCAGCCCGTGTCACCCAGCCCGTTGCCCGCGATGTTATTGCTGGGTGTGCTCGGATAAGCACCGCTGTTGTTCGGGTGAATGTGAAACAGTGCGAACGTCGTATTGTAGACGTACACCGTCTGCTTGTCTTTCTCATTCGTGTGCGGCATAATGTCGATAGAATAGAAGCCGTCCGCACCGCTCACTATGAACGTCTCCTCTATGCCGGTTGTGCCGTTGCCCGATTCCTGCCAGATAGTTTTCAGGGACGTTATAACGTCCGGCTGGCAGTACAGCGGAGCGGTCTGGCCGTGGAGGATATTCGCCATCGATTGGCCGTGGACATACTTCGCGGCCAGCATTAGAAGTAGGCCCGCTATAGCCCAGGTCAGCAGCGTGTATGTTCGGATTTGGGAGCGCGTCACTTGCGCCTCCGCGTATTGACGTAGCCTGAGTACTTCAAGCTGCGCGCCGGTATTTGGTTATTCTTGCTCTGTTTCTTGTTCTGCGCCATTGAATTGCCCCCACTCTTCGTCGGGAGTCAGCTCCCGTCTCTTCTTATTTGGAATCGATTGAGGGCGCGGGCACTTCACGCGCTCCCGGCTGAGAGCTTTAACTAACTGCACTTTGTCTAACGTTTTGCGCTTCATCGGAGTATGCCGTGCGTCTTGATGTACCGCCGAATGTGGTTAAGTAGCCACTCTTCTTCGAACATTTCGTGCGAGGCTGTCTCGTAATCGGACACATAATTAGACAGCGCTGTCTCCAGCATGATCAGGTGATCGTCAGTTAACATGATCGGCGAATTGTCCATCTTGCTCATTTTTTCCCTTTCAGTTTCAGCACGCCGAAGACGCCGGCGGAAGCCTCAATGTCAGATGCGCGCAAGTAGTGCGCGGTAGAGCTGATACTTCTCTGTCCTAGAAACTGCCTTACTCGATGGATTCCGACAGAGTCAATCGAGTGCATTGCAACCGAATGGCGCAAAATGTGCGGGTGCTGCCGCTGTTCTGGGAAGCCTAGTTGCTGGCAGTAACCTTGCACGATCCGGAAAACTTGACTTCTCGAGATGCCGAATAGCTTCACAACTCCAGGGCGCATCCGCGCAAGGGCCTTCATAGGTTCGGCTTCAGACCACAATGGATCTTCGTCAGCATAAAGCGGCTGGGTGTTTAGGAATCCGTGTTTCAGTCGCTGCACCCGCAGGTTATCGCCTTGAATGCTGTTACCATCCAGCCCGGTCAACTCAGACACCCGCAGGCCGTGGAGGTACATGGTGAGTATCGCCAGCCAATTCCGAGAACTGTGGGCCTTCGCAACCTCTAGCAGCCTCTGCACTTCGGCCACGGATAAGTGAACATAAGTGTTAGAGAGGCCCCATCGGATTCGGTTTGGTTTGTTCATAGTCTCCACTGTGAACTAGCTTACTAGGGGAGGGCTGGGGCCACAATGGCCCGTTCGTGCTATAACCGCCCCTCTTCCTTGCCCTTGCGCTCCTCAAGGTATTTGGCTGCTAGGCCGGTAGCGACCGCGTTACACCCAGGGCACGGCTCGCTGTTATAGCCGTACAACCCTTCAAGCTCCCCACTACGCCCGCAGAGCGTGCCGCCGTAATATACGGTACGGAGAGACGTGGTGACCGGGTAGGCGCTTGAGTTTACGATGTGGCGCTTAGTGCTGCCGCCCGCGTACGTTGCCAGGAAAGGCAGGTAGCGGACCACGTCAGCGAATTCGTACGTCGGTCGCGCCAAGTCGTAGTAGGCACGTTTAAGTGCCCGTTTGTTTTCGATTGTTCCGTCGCTAAGGAACTTCTGTACGGCGTAGAATAGTGCTCTGTTTTTTACCATTTGTGTTCTCCTCTGATAAAGTGATCTATTTGGTACTAATCGGCACCTTTTGGCCGTTTTGTGATCTATTTGTCACTAATCGGCACCTTATGGCCCCTTTCGCTTCTTCAATCGATAACTCAAGCGTAATATACCAGCCAGCACCAAACCTTGGCGAGTACAAAACTGCGACCTTGCCATTTTCGAATTACCTTTTCCATAGCCATAGTTCCTCCTGATTTATCCAGCGGGGGAGGGCGGGGAGGGCCGAAAGTGCTACGAACCAAGGCGCAACGTTTTGTTGATTCCGACAGCTGCGCCGTATGTTTTGCCCGCGTAGTAGCCGGCAGAACTGCGTATCGAGGTGGCGCGTGCGGTGACAGTCCTGGGGAACAACTCCCGGAACTTATCATTGGTTGCCTTGACCATTTGATCAATGCGCACTAGCCCGGTCTGCTGGCCATTCAGCCGCAAACCCGCCTTGAGCCCGTTCAGGTTCGTCGCCAGACGTTCCGCAATAGCGGCAGCAAACCCCAGATTGAATGCGGTAATGAATGAAGTCCGGGAGTGGATAGCGCCGGCATCGCGGGCTGCCTGCGGCGCCATTTCCTTACAGGCTTTCGACAGGTAGACAAACAATGCAGTGGTCGCCGCCCGATCACTAGCGCGTCCGACAATGGAGTAGCGATTACACCGGGCATATCCGACGACCCGGCAAAAGTTTGCTTGGGCAATGCCACTGATCAGGATGCTAGTCCACCTATCCTGCCTTGACTTATAAGGCACGCCCATCATTTCGTCGGCATTAATTACCGCGTTCATAACCGGCTCATTGAGCTCCTCAGCCGCGAATTCAACGTCGCTCATGTCCAGTTTGTATTTCAGCAAGAGCTCCTGCGCCTTCGCAGCGAACGCCTCAGCCTCAGCCAAGTTTCCGATAGCCTTAGCCCCGTCAGCCATAGCCATTAGTTTCCGCAGCTTGTCTATCATGCCTTCTTTATTTTCCATTTTGGTCTCCATGTGAACTAGCTTACTAGGGGGAGGGCTGCGGCACAATGGCCCGTTCGTGCTAGTGGCGATTGCCGATCCAACCGCGCCAAACGTCGGCGACCATGTACATAACCGTCGCGGCTGCCATGTACAGTGCATATGCAAAGTTCTGAAGTACTTCAGTTAACATTGGTAACACCTCCATGTAAGATCGCCGGCAAGGCATCGGCTAACAACGGATATTCAATGCGTCATATCAGTTGCAATATCGGCTACATATGGGTAAGATAATACCCATTATGGCTAGGACGGGACCATCGGTAAGATGTCAATCGCATCAAACCGTGATTTGATTGCGAGCAATTCAGACTCGTTAAGTTCAAGTACCTTAGCCCGTGCGAACTCTTCAGATGTTTCGTGGCGTTCGACGAAGAGGCGAGCGACTGCGTTCATTAGAGCGATACGTTCTGTTTCGTGCATAAGGGGATTCTCCAGACGTGATCGACGTTGGCGGTTGATGCGGTTCATGCGAACACGCGACAGTGAATTGTTCCAACGATGGGCGGCCTTGCCCGTAAACGAGATTGAATTGCGCGACATTTGTTTCTCCTGTTGTGATTCAATACAGTTTCTTGCAACGCCGGACGTGCCGGCCCGCGTGTCAGCGTGGCTTCTGGTTTACCTTGAACGTATCTAGCGCCTCGCGCACATTGAACAATCCGTCTCTTGTAACGAGCCGGCCTATTTCAGCGCACAGATCGTGCCACTGGTTAGGCGTTAGTATTGGGTCTGGTTTCTTCTCAGCATATGCAAAGTTCTGAAGTACTTCAATTAACATTGGTAACACCCCCAGGTAAGATCACCGGCAAGTCATTGGCTAGTGGCCTATGAGGATTGCTCAGTCTTTTCTTCGATTCGCTTTGGACGATACGCTGCGAAGTCGAATATGTAATTGACAGCATCGTTGACTTCAGTTGGACGGTGCTCCCGAACCGCAAACCACCGCGACATTAACTCATGACCCGCGGCGTCCGCCTCTTCTTTAGTTGCGAAGACACAGCCGTTCGTGGCCCACGTGTTAGACGTATCTGCGATGACTTCAGACTTCCATGCCATAATGATTCCTCTCCGTTAGAAAATGGGGGGGGGGGGGCGCTCACTGACCCGGTCGTTTGCCTCAAGGCTCGTGCCCGTCGAATCTTAAAATCAGTGAGCAAAGTCTTTACTTGACACTGATAACAATGCCATCCTTCAAGACAGCCGATGCATACCATCTATGAGGCTGTGGATAGTGCGGGCCCTCAAGTGTAATGGGGCCGTCCGTAGGTTCGTTGCCGGCAAATGGTCCGGGTTGAAATACTCGTACCGGCATTGCGGGATAGCCCGTCTTCCATGCGGCTACCGCCGCTTTCAGATCCTTTTTGCTCTTGAAATTAGTTTGCGTGTACATTTGTTCCTTTCTATTGATGCAATCTTACCGCGCATATATGCTATTCACAATGGCCCGTTAGTGGCGGCCTATGGCCCGTCTGTGCTAGAATCCGCCACGTTTCAAGAGCACGATTACCGCGCCGTATGCTGTGGTCAATTGCAAAGCAACCAAGAATAAAAAATAGCTCATATGGAAGCCTCTCGTTCTGCTAACCTTTCGGCCTTGATTCGCTTATGGTCTTCGGCTGCATTCTCTTCCAATGCGTCGATTGCCTGCCCCAACGTAATAGTGGGGCCAATCTTCCGGACGATATCACGCACGTCGAAGACTCCTGTAACAGTCCATACGCAAGTCTTACCATCGTACCGAAGTACCTTTCCGGCCACGTGTTCTATTCGGTCCAATGCTGTCATTTTATAGCCTCCGTCGAATTGAGTAGAACCTGGGGGAGGGCCGATTGGTTGACTGCTACACTCCTACAATTGCTTTGAGTGCTGTGTCCGTATGCGTATCGTGCATATACTTGTAAAGCGTATCGCAAAGGAACGACAGTGCAGGACGGCCAGCCGCATGGAAGTAATCCCAGCGTACTCGCTTGTCTGAGAACGTTGGATTCGCTTTGCGGTACTCCGCGACAGGCATGCGCGCTAATACAGGTTCGATCATGCCGCGCAACGTTTCGAGGTCTTGAGATGTAATTTTCATGTTATTTTCTCCAGTGATTCAATCGTACCGTAGTGGGCTCGATGTTGAGTAAGGACATTACTGCAGCATCGTGCTTGGTTGGTGGGTTCAGGTTAGCGAACGTACCCGGCTTGCATTCACAGTTTGGATTCGTGCAATTCATTGTGTTCTCCTCGATTGATTCGTTATGCGTAGGGGGGCGGGCTGATCAGTCTTATGCCGGCAAGGATAGCTGCACAAACCCGCTGGTATCCTTTTTAGCGCGCCCTTTGGCATATAGGCCGATGACCACCGCCTTACGTTTCTTGTCAAGGAATCTTAGGTCTGATTCGTCTCCATTGACCACCTTAAAACCTTCCCACATGGGGGGAATCCGTTTTGAATCGAAGACCACCGCGACGTTAATGCCATGATGTAATGCGGCCATAGCGTGCTTATGATTGTCTTCCGAAAGGGAAAATGTTAGGTGGTAATTCTTGCGTGCCCGTTCCCAAGGCTTAGGGATCTTCGTATAATCGTAGAATTGGACGGCAGGGAAGAGCTCACAGAAATAATGTGGCATTTTCGGAAGATCGGACGTACCGTTCAAACGCACGCAAGGGATTAGGTTCTCTCTCTCCGCACGCGCAACCAAGGCAGTAATATCCTTCGCAATCTGGGTATAAAACGAAACGTGGTCGCGTTTCAACCATTTTGTTTTTTCGATTCGGGCAAGATTTATCATGGGGAAGACTTGTGACCGGCCCGCAGTGTACAGACAGGATGCGCGACACCCTGCGGAGGAAAACGGGCACACGTTCAATACTCCAGACTCATCCGCTGGAGCAAGATATAAAATGCCCGTTAGAAAGCCTTTCTTTTGCCCCTTGACTGTCTTCGCATCCCCTACTGTTAGCAATTTCATGTTAGCCTCCATCGAATTGAGTAGAACCAAGGGGAAGGCGGACGTTTCTAGCGCGATAGGTCTCGAATGCGCATCTGGAGATAGGCTTTGTACTCTTCAGCTGTGAGTAGGCTGTTAGTACAGCACAAACCACCAAACTTACTGTCTGATAGCAGCTGAAAGTGAGCATGCCCCATTGTATTAGCCTTGGGGCATCCGGGTAAGTTTACTACTTTCACTTTGTCGCCGAAGGCTAGCTGGCCCAGGCCTACTGCTATTGGTGGGTGTAGTTTGTCAACCATTACAGGCACGTAATGGTAAATGGAATTGACTCTAACTTTTTTTATTCTCATTTTGATTATCCTTTCAGCTGGTCAATTGCTATCCGTGCGTCTTCCACAGTCAAGTATCCTTGGAAGACTCCCACGGTACTAATGCCGCCGTCGTTTTCGACAGAACGTACAGAGTACCGCTTGGGTAGAGTTAGCTCCATCCGTTCTGAGGAAATGAAGTACTGACCACCGATCAAACGCGATTCGATACAAGAGTGAAAAAACCGCATTGTGGCTGCTGAGAACCAATGATTATCGATACCCTTGTTAGCTTTTTTTTTACGTCAGCCATTGTCTTGAAGATCATCGTGTTTCCCCCTTGAGTGTATAGCTGGGATAGATCATGCATCGGTCGCAATAGTCTTCGTTATTCTTGCACGTGCATATGTCTTCGATGTGACTTTCATCCGCGCCGTGCTCCAGCTGGGTAAGCAAACCACGCCGTAAGAAACGCTGGCAAAGCTTCGCCCGGAGGAACGTTTCATGCAAGCTGGAGCCGATCTAGCGTGCAACAATTCACCTGAAGTGTCGCAAGCCGTTGATTCTAAACGCGCTAAACGCGGCCTTTTTTCCCGCCTTAATCCGCCTATGCTGTGCAGCGATCGCCCCACCGTTCGCCGTTTCTTCGCCCTCGAGCGAGCGGTTGGACCCAGGGGGAGCGAGTAAGCAGGGGGTGGTCTGGCAATGGCGATTGACCTCTTATCACGCGGGGACCGTGGGTCTTATGCGCACAGTGACGTCCTGCAAGCGGTTTGATTTTCAATAAGATAACCCCGAAGTAATAACTGTACGGTGACGTTGCCGTTTTCCCCTTGACGGCGCCGTATCGGGCGGGCTATAGTAAGGGCAGTTGATCGAGTTTGTGCAGTGACGTTCCGTTAAGAAAACTACCCCCTACTATTTCTGAATCAAGGAGATACGGCCGAATGAACCATATCAGCGCTACCAGCCAAATCACCCCAGAAAAGAACGCCACCAACCTGCGGATGCTTACCCTGTCGGAGAAGCTCCCGACCATCTTTACCTACCAGCCCGCGGACGCGAAACAGCAGCAGCAGTTCGTTTTGATCCGCGAAGCGGCCCTCCATCTGGCCCAGGTGATCCTAGCCAACACGCCGGGTTCCGCAGACCAGACGGCAGCGATCCGACTCCTGCGGGAGGCCGTTATGACGGCCAACGCGGCAATCAGCCTGAAGGGCATCGTCTAATGGATACCCGGATGGAGGCAGTTCTCCTTAAACGTTTTGGTAGTGATGAGCCGATCCCCCCGGTGAACGAGGATGCGGTCTCTCTCCGTATCCTTGCGCCGGGGACGGCGTTACCTCCTCAGCGGTATCGAATTTTGTCAGATGATGACGGGCATGATTACATTGTCGAAGTCGAACGTGAAGTTGAGTTCTACGACACCCTCGAGGAGCAAGCGGATATGGGCGAGTTCCGATCCATCGGCGGCAGCCCGACTCTCGTTAGTTTCACGGACCCGGTGATAGACTGAGTCATGGCGAAAAAGAAAGTCCCCGCGGAGCGAGAGGAACTGGACGTACTCAACCGTCCCGATAGTTACGGCTCGTCTTCACGCGGAGGCGGCAAGACGCCGCAGATCCGCCATACCAACCCGGAGGTCGCAAAGCATGTCGCTCGTTTGGTCATCGGCTGCAACATGGACTATGACGCAGCGGTCCAAAAGATGTGGGAAGACGAATTCCCAGATGCAACCGAAGCCCAAATTGTCGCGAAGGCCGAAGTGCTCCGAGCCTCCCCGCATGTCCAGAGAGAGATAGGAGCGCACCTTGAGAAGATTGGCTTCGGCGATAAGGCTCAAAGCAAGCTCATTGCCATGCTGTGGAAAGAAGTGCTTGGTGATAACGACAAGCGTTGGGCGAGCGCGGCCCGACTCCTCGCCGAGATTACGCAAGCTGCTAAAGCAAAGGCGAAGGGCGAAACGATTCCTGTGCTGAAGTTCGCCGGCATGGAAGAGGGTCTCAAGAACATGCTCGGCGACGCCGCGCCTACAGACAAGTACATTACAATAGATCTTGAGGAAGACGATGCCACAGGATCAGACCCAGACGCAACCGGCTACAGCGGCGAATAATCCCGGCGTCCTCGACGCAATTCGGCAGTATGCGTCATCCGCACTGGACAACCTCAAGTCTCGATTCACCACGCCTGGAGGCCAGCCGGTAATTCAAGCCGGTCCCGGCTCTGCTCTCGACACCAAAAACAATCAACTACAGCAGTTGCAGCCGCAGCAGCCATACTCCGCGCTACAGCAGAATGCACCGATGCTCACGAACCCCACGCTGTCACATGCGCAGAGCCCGTACGGCACGCAGCCGGGAGAACAGCGGATCGATACGAGCGGCATGACTGGCTTCACCAACATCAAGAGAAGTCCCGGGTTATAATTAACAACAGGAGCACCACAATGTCCAAGAATGATCCGACCGGCAAACAGCACTACGATGTAACCACGACTTCCTCGCAGAAGCACGGCAAAGGCACGGAGAAACAGGATCAGACGGGCTCATCGTCTTCCGCAGATTTCACCCCGAAGACTCCCTCCGGTTTCTTAGGCGGGCTCAAAGGTGTTCTGTCCGATCACTCTCTCAACGCATCTGACTCAAGAAGTTTCGCGACGGGTGGCGCGGGAACTTCCGCAAAGACTCAGTCCAGCCGACCGGGCGTGGGTGGCGGAAACGCCGGCAAGCCGACTAAGAATTCTGGCGCGACCAGTTTCGGAGCGTAACATGGAATACAACGGCAAGGGCAACAGAGACGTAACTCAGACCACCAGCGGCGGGCTCCCCGGTTTCTCCGGGATCAAGCACCGCGGCATGGATGCAGGCAAACAGATCACCGGCAAGTCCGGGGATAAGAGCTCGCGCGGGAAAGATTCTTCGCGTGAATCTACGAAGGATCTGATCCGCGATAGTTACGCGACTCTCTTCGCCCGCCCTGATCAATCGTTCGACGGAAAACAATACCAGGACACTCAGAAGAGCATGAAGGGTCTGCCGTTAACCGGCGCGCCGATCGGCTCTGAGAATAGGCAATCCAAGGCGCCGCGGCAGAATACGAGCGGCTCTATGAGGGTTGGTGGGTAAGTGTTCTCCCCCGAGTCAAGCCTGTCAGCGAAGAGTTTCAGTTTGAAACCCCCAGCACTGCCGGGGCTCAATCCGCCAACCGATCACTCCAATCCTTTTTCCGGCATCAAGCGCGCGGGCCAAGCCAAGCGTGCGCAGAATTTTGAGAAGTTCCAGCAGCAGAAGGACAATAAAAGTTTCGGCGGTTCGCAGGCACAGAGCCAGGGCAGCGGCTTCGGGAGCCAAGCCGGCAGCACAAAGCCAGAGAAATTTTCGTAACGGGAAGACCGGTGCCGAAGCGGGGCGGTCAAACTCTTCCTAAAACCGAAAGGTACAGAAGGCACCGTTACGAGAACCCCGCTCCTTAATTTTGGCCCGCAGCGGATGCCACAAGAGCTGGCTGCGGATTCCAGGGGCAACCGACGCCAACTCGGTCCCTGTACGACGCCACCGGATAAAACCGGTGGCGTTGCTTTTTTCGCCGTGCGATAATCGGATATGCCCGAAGCGCCAGCATTCCGTAAATACGAACTACAGGAACAGATCGGTGAGAAACTTAAAAATCTTCTCCCTAGTCAACGCGCTTTCTTGTTTGGCCCGGAGAGATTCAGCGCGATTAGCGGCGGCTTCGGCTCAGGGAAATCTTTCGCGCTTGTTCTTAAGGGCCTCATTTTATCTGCTGCAATTCCAGGCAATGTTGGTAGTTTACTCTGCTATCGCGGGACTGATGTTGAGAAGCGCTTGGTACCGCTATTTATGGAAGAGGTTTGCCCGCCGCAATGGAGAAAGTCATACAACAAGAACAAGAAAGTAGCCGTACTCCGAAATGGATCAGTCATCAGTTTCGACCACATCAAGGACCGCACTTCTGCGGCTGCGTCTGGCGCCGGTACGGGCCGAATCGGTTCGAACTGGGGCTGGTGCGGAGTTGATCAAGCCGAAGAAATAGAAGAGCAGCATTGGGATGCGCTGATGTCCCGCCTCCGATTACCGCGAGCGCCGCGGAAGTTCGGTTTCATGTCCCTCAACCCGGCGGGACGAGATTGGATATGGAATAAGTTCTACCAGAAGGTGCGACCCTGGCCGAAGGATAAAGACAATCGTGCGCAACCGATTGACAGCCAATTTTTTCAGGTACTGCGCCAAGCCCCGAACACTTTAGGGGTTTGTGTTAACTCAGAAGAGAACAGAATTTCAAATGGAGGGTTCGTTGAAGACGCCTACTTCGATTCACTACTCGAAACTTACGGATTGGCTTGGGTGGAGAGATTCGTCTGGGGACAGTTCGACGACTTCAAAGGAAAAATGTTTCCCGACTTTAGCGGCGGCCTCGTTGACTACGACTCGGCTAGCGTCCACGTCATCGATGACTTTCCCATCCCCCGCCACTGGTCTCTCACCACCGGAATTGATGTCGGCGGCGATTCGCCGTGGGCCGTTGTCCCTACTTATTCAGACGAGCAAGGCAACCTCGTCGTCACAAACGGTTTCCACGCCCGCACTGGCAGGGTTTCCGAAGTCTGCGCATGGATTAAACGTCACACACCCTGGAACGATAACCGGACCATGCACGTTCTTGATCCCGAGAACAAAATCGCAACCATCGAACTTTCAGACAACGGAATTTACTGTCAGAATGCCATCAAGGATGTTAATCCCGGCCTCCTCAGAATGGAAGGCTATGTCCACGTACATCCTTTCCGTCGTCTCCCGCACTGGTACCAAGAGACGCAACCGCAGGCGAAGTTTGAGAAATTTCGTAAGAAGGGTTCTCCTAAACTATTTGTTTTTAAGTCCGCTATGGTTGCGCGAAAAGAACTAGATATCTGCAAATGGGATCCAGAGAAGACCGACAAGATGTATAAGAGTTCGACGGCTCGCTTTGACGCCGTAGAAGCTATCCGCTATGTCATCATGTCGAAGCCAGAAGCCTCAAAGGTCGGCATCGACGAGAACGCCGACAAGTATTATGAGATGGAGAAGAAGGACCGCGGGGCAGCTGCGGAGTGGCGGGAGATGGAGCGCCGCAGGACAGCTCGCGCTGGCAAAGGTAAGAACCCGCTCCTCGACATGGATTCGGATAACGATATCAGCAGCGTGAAGTCAGAGGAGTTTATGGGTAAATCGCAGCGTTGGGATTTTGGCGATGGAGAATAAAGACGACAAGGTCGTAGAAAGCATCCGCAAGATCGTTACGACATTTCCGAAGCATGCCATTTACGACTTCGGAGAGCAGCTAACGTGGCAGCAGATCGAGGCGTGGGGAAGACTAATCAACGAGCAATGGGGGAGCACATAATGTTCGGCTGGAAACTGATAAGAGAATCTGAGTTGCTGCTGATGAAGCAAATGGCCGATATGGAATTGAAACTGGCGGTCGCGCGCGTCCTCCATGCAGAGACCTACGCAACTAAGTGGGAAGGCATCGTCAGCCACGAACGCGAACGGATAGATCACGAGCGGGAGAGGGCCGACCGCATCGCCGATTCCCTCTTCCAGAGCTCCGGTCTGCCGCCGGTGAGCCCGGTGGTGATTGCCGAAGAGAAAGAGAAGCAGCACGAAACCAAGATGGCCCAGCAGGACTACGAAAAAGCCATGAAAGAGATCTTCGACGAAACGTGGGACGAAACGATCGCCGAGTCAGACGAAGGCGTCGTTTCACCACCGACACCGTGAGATAATCGATACTGAGGTTCGCAATGGCAAGCACTTATAGCGGAAGCGAGAACACTGATCCGATAATGAAGCCTTCAGAGGCTCCAGGCGCTCCGGACGAGCAGGATACTCCTTCTGATCCATACAACCTAAAAGACCCTGACGTACTCGCAGATATCAACGAGCGCATAGATCGCTGTCTTAAGGCCGATGCATTCTCCCGTATTTTTTTCGAGAATAATTGGGGCCGCAACGTTTTCTTTTATGCCGGTGCACAGTGGCTGCGTAAGGTCGGCGGCAAGTGGGAGCGCCGCAATCTACCCTCATGGTTCCCTCGCAGTCAAACCAACAAGTTCGCAGAGAAGGCAAACGACATCATTACCCAGCTGTTGACGGGCGGGCGCGTTCCCATCTCTTACTCGCCGGCAACCGACGATGAAGCCGACATAGGCGTGGCAGAAGTAGGTGAGAGCATCCGCGACGTGATGTACACCGAAGCGGAGTGTGACCAGCAGGCACAAAAGGTTGCGAGTTGGATGGTCATCACCGGCAATGCTTTCGGCATCCCGCACTACGACATGGATGATCGCTACGGAACTGTTGCGAACCCTATGGCTCAGGGCGCCGCAGGCCCGGAACAAAAACCAGAACTAGATGCAGACGGTCAACCGAAACCAATTTGTGAATCTTACCCCCAGGGTGCGCTGCAATTAGAAGTGTGCGGCCCGTTTGAAATCCGTGGCGACTACCGCATCGACGATGTCCGTAAGTGGAAGAATTTCGTTCACCAGAAGCGGTACGATTTAGCGTGGGCAAAAGAGCATTGGCCTGATTTCAAAGACAAGATTGAACCGGATGCGGGAACCTCCAATGACACCTCCCAGTTCTTTATGGACTTATTTGCGAACCTCACTCCAGACTTTGCGTTTGGAGCGGGGTTGGCTTCGAACAGTTCCACCAGCGGCAAGTATCCCAAGGTCACTGCCTACTGCATCCGCGAACTTCCTTCGAAGAAGTATCCGGAAGGGCTCTTTGCTATCCGGCTCGGGAAGACTTCCTCGGAAGCGATCGTAGAAGCCGGTCCTCTTCCACTAAAGTTTGGTGTCGGAGTGAAGAAAGGCCAATACATGCTGCCCTTAATTCATTGGGGCTGCAATATCGTTCCTGGCCGTCTCTGGCGTAAGACGCCGATGGACGATCTAGTTTCAATGCAAGTTTTCCGCAACATGGTGGAAGCGAACATCCGACTGTCCGTGCAACGCATGGGGAACGCGGTATGGTTGCTGCCGAAGGGCTGCGGCGTGGATACATTGACGGGAGCACCGGGACAGCAGATTCCCTACAATCCTTTTGTAGTGGGCGGTACGCAATTTGCCAAACCTGAACGCGTACCGGCGGAATTAAATAACCTCGGCGCACTGATCGCTCTCTTGAAAGAGATCGATGGTTGGATGGAACAAGTCGCCGGAACGTTCTTCTTGCAAGGCGGAAACGCACCCCCGGGTGTAACCGCAGCGTCAGCTCTCGCTTACCTCGGGGAGAAGGGCCAACAATCCCTATCTACCCTGCGCTCCGGATGGGCGCTTGGATGGGCAGAGTTTGACAAAATGGGCCTGGAGATCTGCCGAGAAAATTGGGATGACACAAGAATGCGAGCCGTAGCCGGAAAAAATCGGAAATGGCAAGTTGAGAAGTTCACCAAGGCAGACCTTCAAGGCTCAGTCAACATCATCATCGATTGGAACGCCCTAGCGCCGAAGTCTAACGCGACCGAACGCGCCACTATCGGCCAGCTGGTGCAGTTAGGGTTCGTCGATCCGCACGATCAAGAAATGCAGATCACCGTTCTAAAGAAATTCGGCGAACTGTCCCTGAAGGGCTCGCTCGACATTGATATCGAGGATGCTGCAAAGGAACAGGACCGATTCATTCTCAAGAATCAGCAACCGCAGGTTCGCCCGTTCGTTGACAACTCGATGGTTCATTTGCGCGAGCATGTGGACTTTGCGAAGACCGATGAATTCAGGGAGATGCCGCAAGATAAGCAGGATGCGTGGTATGAGCACATTAAGAACACGGTGCTCGACATCACTACTCGCAGACAGATGCTGACGCAGACTGGTTTGGATCCTGACCAGCCGGCATTGGCTGAGGTGCCCAGCGCCGCAGCTGCGACCGCAGCTCAGGCAGCGCTACAAGCCCAGCAGCAACAGGCCGATGCTGCGGCAGCTCAGAACGGCGGCGTACCGAATGGCGCCGAGGGTCCGGATGCTCGACTAAATCCAGACGGTACACAGCCAGCACCCGCCCCGGACGGCAGTCAAATGCCCGACTTAGCGGACACCAACGCCCCGAACGCGCCGCAGCAGGCAGCTGGCGGCCCCATACAGGCGGCCCCTATGGCGCAGCCCCCAAGCATTAAACCACCCGGTAGCCCGCGAACTATCGGAGTTCCGCAGTAATGCGGTAGAATAGGAACATCATGTTACAGGAAACCAATTCATCAGTTTATCTGCCCAATGCCGTCGATGGCAACGGTTTCGCTTACCAGGTTCAGGAAACTCACACCGGGGGTGTTACCAATATCCCATCCGGCACCGGCTGCCAACCCGCTAACGGTTGCTGCCCCAATTGTGGGCGCTGCCCGCATTGCGGACAGACGCCGATTAACCCGCCTCAGGTTCCGCATCACCTTCCCGCGTACACAATGACGCCACCATATCGCACGGAGAACGCGGCCTACGAAAGTTATCTCGAGTACGACACGGACGGTGCTGCTCATCGCGCGAACATGCAGAACCGCATGGACATCTCTCACTAATGGACGCCGGAATTCAGTTGGCGCCACTCACGGACCCGAAGCCGTGGGGATGGGTGGGACCGACGGAAGAAGATCTCTCCACCCGCCGCAAACCGCGACGTTATGCGACCGTAGATGTGGGCAAATGCGAACCGTGCCCTTGGCCTCTCGACTTCTGCATGTGGCTTGGGTCTGAACTCTTCTTCAGTAATCGCAGGCACATTCTTCAGATGACAGGCGCGACCTGGATAGGCGACGACCCCGTACCCACGAATGGTACACTGGCACAGGGACTAGAAACATGGTTAAAATCTGTATCCGGTCTCTCTGAAGTAGCGCACAACTAATACCGGAGCAGAAGAACTCGAAAGAGTACCGGACTCAAACGGCGGAATGTTCTGACTATGCCGACTAGGTAGTGCACTATGCGGCGCATTCTCGCTCTTCTTCTGTCCGTAGGTATGGCTCTATGCTCTTTCATCGGACTGCCCACGGGGTATGCTAAATCCCAGCGCCACAAAGCCGCCCACATCATACTCATGACTGCCGGCGATCGCAAAGCCGGTTGCTCGGCTACAGCAGTCGGCCCGCACACCTTACTCACTGCGGAACACTGCTACGTTGGACAAAACACCTTACTCGGGATGACTCTCGGACAAGATGTTTGGGGTCCGGAGAAACTTTACATCGACTCAACTGTTGATGAAGTCCGCGCTGGTACAGCGGTGCAGCACGTCATCAAACGCATCATTCTCGACCATCAAGATCACATGCTGCTGGATTTCGGATCCGACACTCACTTCACGACATTCATTCCGATGAAATTTCGGGAGCCGGTACAGGGGGAACATTACTACCTGTTCGGCAACCCCGCCCTTATCGTAGACCAGTACCGCGAGGGTTATGTGACGGGCAAAGATAATATGTCACCGGACGAAGAAGGGTTGGAATACTTCATCTCCCATACATGCTATCTGTTGTCGGGCCCGGTTGTGGGCGGGGATAGCGGGTCGTCCATTTACGCCCTAGATGGTACACTCATTGGCATTACCACGTACGGTCTGGAGGATGGTGCGTTCATCGGTTCGTACCCGATACGATTTACCGCTTCTCAAATCAATGAATCTTTGATATAAAGGGGAATCATGACCACAAAGAGAAAGAGTGATCAGGAACCGTCCGCGGAAGAGAAGCAGCTCTTCCTAGCCCAAGCCGCGCAGGCTAAAGCCGAGGCTCTGAAAGCAGAGCACGAAGCAGAAGGCCACAGATTCCAGACAGCGAACATCCGCCTTCAGTATGAAGAGAACAAGCGCGTAACTGACACAGTGTTGGCTGGCGACAGCTACCACCACGTCTACCGCTTCCAGCAGGAAGTGGACGAGCTATCGACTTCCGTTTGCATGTCCACCCTTGCGCGGTGGGCGCGCATGGACCCTAAGTGCGATATGGAAATCATCTTCAATTCCCCCGGCGGGTCCAGCATCCACGGCCTCGCACTGTACGATTTCCTGAAAGACTTGACGCGCAAGGGACATTTTATCCGCACGAAAAGTCAAGGCATAGCCGCCTCTATGGCGGGTGTTCTGCTTCAGGCGGGCACTGTTCGTGTGATGGGCCGAGAATCCTGGCTTCTAATCCACGAGGCTTCTTTCGGGGTGGGCGGCAAGATTGGTTCCGTGGACGACACGGTTGAATGGGTCCGCAAGATGTGTGACCGCATGCTCGATATTTTCTCGGAGCGGGCGGCAGAAGCAACACATAAACCTGTGAAGAGCGTTAAGGCTTTCATCAAGAAGAGCTGGACTCGAAAGGACTTCTGGGTGTCCTCGGACGAAGCCCTTAAATATGGGTTTATTGACGAGATAGACTAGGGCCTATTGCCGCTGCGGTAAACTATAGGCTGGAGCCTATTATGCCGTGGGACGAAGTTTTGGACAAATGGAAGGCGGGCAAGTTGCATTCTGGATCCAAAACTGGTCCCGATGTGACCGGCCAAAAGCAGGCAGTAGCGATCATGCTGTCAGAGAAGAAGGCCGCTGGTGAAGGGAAGAAAGAATATTCCGCATCCGGGTTCTCGGGAGTCAAACACACCTAAATGCTTCGTTTGCGAAAAACCTATAACGAAGGTAATCGAGTTCGATAATCGCCAGCAGTGGTGCAAGAAATGCTGGAAAGAACACTTGCGCGAGTTGCGCTCACTCTGATATAGTCTCCTCATGTCACGCAATAAGCAGCCCTTCTGGAAACAGAAACCACAGAACGTGGCGCCGCAGGCACAGCCACAAACCCCTCCCCCTAACGCCCCAAGCTATGCGCCGGTAGCCGGCAAACCGCCGCTCAAAGTCCTGGTAGCGATTTTCACCGGCGAAGAACGCCACGGTTGGGTCAACCCCCGGCTGGCAACGACTCTCCTGAAGATTGCATTTGACCGACGTATTGCCATGAGCTTCGTGCCGGTCCATGCGGTTCATCCGATCTGCGCCGCCCGCAACATGGCGGTCAGCGAGTACTTCCTGAAGAGTGATTGCGACATGCTGGTGATCTTCGACAATGACGTTTGTCCTCCGGACAACGTAGTAGATGCCTTTATAAGCATGCCCGATGAAGCCAACGTCGGCGTGTTGCCGTATTGGGTTTGGCTGCCGGATAAGAAGCACACGATGCCTTGCTTCGGTCATTGGGAAGACGGCGTAATGATCATCCCTGATCCGACCACCATCAAACGCGGGTGGCAGAAGATGGGTGCTGGCGGTACCGGCTGCATGTTTATTCGGCGGAAGGTATTCACGTCCCCCGACAAATTGGCAGCACCGTTCTTCAAGATCATCTCGACAGCCGAGAAGGGTCAGGTCGTGAGCGAAGATATCTATTTCACTGGGCGGGCCGCGGAAGCGGGTTTCCCGACATGGCTCAACCCCGACTTCATTTGCAGCCACATGCACACCGTCGATTTGGCGGAAATCAACATGGGTACGGTGATGATCCTGAACAGATTCACCGAAACCCTCAAAGCTAAGTACGGCGAGAATGGCGTAAAGCTCGGCACATTGATTCAGGAGCTGGCGCCGGAACTCAAGGAGTCTGCGGAGAAACTCCGAATCATCTCTGACGCAGCCTATGATAGCGTTGCGCAGTCCGAGAAGGAAGGCGCGGAGCGCCAGGAAATCAGCCGCAAAGCAATCAAAGAGGGATAATGACTAAATATTTGACTGGCAAACCTTTCTCAGTGGCGTGCTCTCGCGGCAACCTAACCGACACGGAGTACTTTGTCCGTGTTGGCGCTCTTGTATATTGTCCGACTTGTAAGACGGAGAAAGCCCCACAACATGAGCACTCGACAAACACAGATCGTAAAGGAAATTGAATTCATCCAGCAGCGTGCGCTGCATCTTGCTGTGCAACCGCGGAACGTCTACGGCGTGCTCCTGCGAGAGGATGACCGTGCAGAGGCGGGCATGCTCCGTCAACTGATCGAAGAGTTGGAAGGTGAATTGCTATGAACGACACCGCCACTCGCTACTTAACGGGCACCGGCTTTATGATCTGCGCCGGTTGCCTCGTCTACTTAGGGCAATCCGTCTTCTCACTCATCCCCGCTGTTGCCGGCGTGGTTGTGCTCGGCTCGCTACTACTTGACAAGATCCGGGAGGGCAAATGACGAGCGCCGTAATTGGGGTGGTTAAAGACTGTGGATGGGAATACCTTCGCAATTACGCCGTCTCCCTATCCCGCTGCGGATTTGATGGCGACAAGGTTCTGTTCGTGGACAACATCACAGATGATGCTTTCACGAAACTGCTTGGCCTCGGCTTCACGTTGGTCAACTACAACGCGCCGAAAGATCTGGACGGCAAGAAGTTCAACTCCTGGGAAGACGGAATGGCCTGGGGCTTCTTTGGCCGCTGGCGCTTTGCTCCGGTGATCGATTGGCTGAAAATGGACTTAACCCCCGGCGGCCCCGCGCGCATCGATAACTATCGATACATCGTTTGGTGCGACGTGCGGGATGTGATGTTCCAATTGGATCCGATTGAGTGGATGAACGATCAGAGCCCAATCGCTCTCGGGCACCTGTACGGCGCAGCGGAGGGTTGCATTATCAAAGACCAACCGCACAACGCGAACTGGGTGCAGCGGACTGCCCCCGCATTGTGGCATTGGATGCAGAATGAAGAAGTCCTCTGCTCGGGCACCTTTGCGGGAGATGCCTCTACCATGCTGAAGGTTTTCGAGCATATGTACGGCCTGCATGAGAGCGTGAAGGATATGGCAGCGTTCGATCAGGGGTTGTGGAACGTGACGGCGCGCACGCACCCATTCAAAACGACCCTTAACATCCCGAAGATGAAGAAAGGTTTCTGCGCAACGGGCTGGCCGTCGAAGGCTAAAGATTTCAGTCCCTATACGACCGATACGGAACCGGTATGGAATTGGGAGGACATGATTTGCGAAGCCCCCGAGACCGGCATTCCCTTCGCAATAGTTCATCAATATGATCGCGAACCTCGGTGGCGCGATAAGATCAACGACATTATGAGCGAAAGCGCCCCGGTCGAACGGATGCAGCAAATACCGGCGAACCCGATGATCCTTATCGTGTCCTGCGAAGCCTACAGGCACAACGGAATCCAAGACGCTATCCGCAACACATGGGCGAAAGGTCTGAAGAATTACAAGTTCCTGCTAGGCCACAATTGCCTTGGGACGCCTATTGCTGAGGATGAATTGGTGGTTCTCGCGGACGATGACTACGCGAGCATCTGCTGGAAACAGCGAGAGGCTTACAAGGCTCTGCTGGCAGAAGGACCGTACACCGGAGGACCGAACTCGAATCCGTACACGCACGTTTTTACGTGCTGCACAGACACCTATGTAATTCCTGACCGGCTGTGGCAGTGCGGCTATGAGAAGCATGCATACTGCGGATCGGTAGTTCAGCATGCTGCCTCCGTAATGGGCAACATCCCGTTCGCGCAAGGCGGGGCGGGCTTCTGGCTCAACAGGCGTGCACTTGCGATCCTGGCCAACGACAAGTCCTGCCGGCTGCTTCCACCGGACATCTGGGTGAGTTACGTTTTGTCGAAATTCAACATCCCTTGCGCCCACGCTGCGCAGGCGTTCTGGCACGGCTTTCCTGTGCCCGAGCCATTTGAATCCGACAAGGTCGTCACGATGCACCTATCGCGAGGGACGGGGAAGTACGATCCAGAGTGGATGCTAGACGTTCACGGCGTATTCACCCGAACCGGGAAGCTACCCGTACCGGGCCGACAACCACTATAACGGAGGGCGTTGTTATGAAGATCTACGATTGCATCATGTTCAATGGCGAGCACGACGTACTCGAGGTTCGCCTCAACGAGCTCGATCCTCTCGTTGACCACTTCTTCATCTGTGAGAGCCTCGAGCCTCATGGCGCCGCAGGCACTCGAAAGTACCAAAAGTTTGACCAATCGCTGGTTCAGGATTTCAAAGACAAGATAACTTACATCGCGCTAAACTATCTTGAGCCTGCCTACACGGATGCGAAGAGCGGTTGGGCGAGAGAGAACTTTCACCGGAACGCCCTGTTTCAGCATTTGCTGAAACTGACTAATCCAGTGATAGGTCCGGAAGACATAATCCTTAACTGTGACGCAGACGAGATCCCGCGCCCCCAGGCGGTCGTGGCTGTAGCCGAAACCGCTCCCGATGATCAGGTCGTGTACTTCGACATGCTCATGTACTACTACAACGTCAACAACCAAGTGAACTGCGCATGGCGGCGGGCGAACATGGGTAAGTTTAAGGTGTATCAAAAGCTCGGCGGCTTCCAGGCGCCTCGCGGCATTTTGGACATGCCGTTGACTTCCGGCACTCCTATTGTCGTCGTAAAGAACGGCGGTTGGCACTTCAGCTACTTCAGCGGAGTGGATGGGGTGCTAGATAAAGTCCGAAGTTTCGCACATTCTTCGGACGCTGCTTCGAAAAAAATCGCGGAGAAAACAGGCCGCGAGATAGCAGAGATGATATCCTCTCGGGCAGACCCTTTCCACGAAGGCGTAAAGTTCGTTTATACCCCCTGCACCGATCCGCAACTGCCCACCAGCGTGACTCAGAGGCGGCAACACTTCGCCAAGTTGACTGGCGAGTACTTCGACACTGTGAACAATGTTCTGCCGCCGAAGACGTGCGGGACGACAGATGCTGTGATCGGCGTTATTCGTAATTACGATTGGGGCAACATCAAACCCTACGCACTCTCCCTGGCTCAGTCTGGTTTCAAAGGCGAGAAGATCATGTTCTGCAAGAACGTCTCGCGAGCATGTCAGACGAGGCTCACTGAAACTGGCTTTACCGTAATACCTTACGTGGATAGCCCGGAGACGGATGCCGCGGAAGCGGGGAGCTATATGGTGTTCAACGTTCACCGCTTCAGGCCGGTGATTGAGTTCCTATCCAAGCATGCCGACAAGTACCGCAATATTCTGTGGTGCGACGTTCGCGATGTGGTATTTCAAAGCAACCCTGGTCACTTCATGAAGAGTAAATTGACCGGCCCTATCCGCATCCTCGCAGCCAGCGAGGGGTTCAGGATATCGGAAAACATGGAATATAACGACCGCTGGCTGGCCGCAGCGGCTCCTGAAGCCTACAAAGAACTACGGAACAACGAGGTCTGCTGCGACGGCACAATAGCTGCTGACGCCTCTATGATGCTGCGACTCTTCGAACGCATCTATGAGCGCGCGATTGTGGCAGGCAACGATCAGGGCGTATTCAATTACCTGATCCGAAAACCGTACGCGCACGTCACGCGCATCCCCTCGCAGACGGAAGGCTTCATCTCCACTTGGTTCCCGGAGAAGACTGCGGAGCGTGCTCCGAATCTACCGGACAGCTACGGCGGAATACCAGTATTCGATGAGACGTCTGGGGTTGTATATACCCCAGATGGGCGCACAAAGTTCGCAGTCGTTCATCAGTTTGACCGATCACCGCGATGGAGTAAGATCTTCCAAGAGAAGTTTGCATGAGAGAAGACTTTCTAATTGTGGGCGCGGGGATCACGGGGCTGACGATAGCAGAGCGGTTGACGAGCATCGGCAAAACAGTAACTATAGTGGATAAGGAGCTCTATATCGGCGGCAACTGCGCCGATCGCTTCAACGAGCACGGCATCCTAATTCATCCGTTCGGCCCACATCTGTTTCATACCAATTCGAAGAAAGTATTTCGCTACCTCTCACAGTTCACGGATTGGATCCCCGGCGACTACCGCGTGAAAAGTTTCAACGGTGGAAAGCATTGGAGCTTCCCTATCAACCTTGAAACTTTCGAAATGCAATACGGCAAGCTGACGACGCCGGAAGTCATGGCGGGTTGGTTGAAGGCGCAAACTCCAAACTACGGCACCCCGAATAATTTCGTAGAGGCTGTAGTTGGGAAGATCGGCTGGGGCTGGTACAAACAATTCTACGAGGGATATACGACTAAAATGTGGGGCTGTCACCCTGAGGATTTAGATGCTTCTGTTGGGCGCCGGATACCTGTCCGCACCAACCGCGACGACCGATACTTCGACGATGAGTACCAGTTCATGCCGAAGCAAGGCTACTCCACCATGTTCGAAAACATGCTCGGGTACAAAGACAATCTTAAAGTGCTTCTCGGTATGGACCGGGAAGAGTGGCGCCAGATGATGAAACTCGCAAAACATACAATTTTCACCGGGGCAATCGATGAGTACTTCAACTACGCGTGGGGAGCGCTCCCCTACCGAACCTTGCGATTCGAGCATGAGACTTTCCCGACTGACCTTGTGCAGCCTACAGGCATTGTCACTTATCCCGAATTCTCCACTTCACGCACTCGTTCGGTCGAAATCAAACACTTCACGAAGCAAGCGCACCCAAGTACGACGGTTGTTACGGAATACCCTGAAGAGTGGGCTCATGGCCGGGAGCGCCTTTACCCCGTCCCCACACCCACTGCCCGGGAGCGACACGGCAAGTACGCACGCATGGCGCGGGACCATAAGAACGTCACGTTCCTCGGAAGGCTCGGGACGTATCGCTACCTAAACATGGATCAGGCCGTTGGTGCGGCCTTGATGACTTTCGACAGGATGTTCTGAAGAGTAGTTGGTTTCCCGAGAGCATCACAAACCGCAGCGTCCGCGTGAAACGCAATCAAACCGCACGCCAAGATCTTCGATAAAGTCGTTTTGTGGTTCCGCAGCTCGTAGACACCTACCGCGGCGATCAGCAAATGCCAAGCGGATTTGTATGCGCGCTCAATGTGATCGCTGCGGTAAGTGTGGCGCTGCCTCATTCCTCAAGCATACCCTAACCTCTGATAAGATTGCTATAGTATCCACCTACGGTAAAGGTGGGGGCAACTATCGAGGCGAACACCATGATTAATTTAAGAAATGAAGGCGACTTCCCGATCGTAATGAAGCTCAAGGGATCGTTGACCACGACTGGCGTTGGGAGCTATGATTTCTCGGCTCCGATTCCGTTCAACAGCATTCTGAAAGCAGTTTGGGCTTACGAAGGCGCGGGCGGATACTCTGCCCACGGCGGCGTGCCGGATGCAGTCGATCTTCAATACGGTGCGCCCGGTGTCGCGCCGACAACTCTTTTGACAGCGGGAAACTGGATGTTCAACTTCCCGAATTCGAGTTTGGCAACGAACGTTGCGACAGCTCTCGCGCTCGACACGATCATCCCTGTAGCATTACCCGGGGCGGCTGCCGCGACGGTGAGTGTTACGGTCGGAGGCTACGGAGTGGCGAACATCACCTCTACCGTTGGTAACCCTCCGGTGTTTGTGCGCGGTGGAATTTTGAAGATCGTGGTCGAAGCAATCTCGACGACTGCCGGCAGCGATCTGACAGTAGTTTGCGAAGTGGCGCGATCTCGACAGGGCTGCAATTGGGAGCCAGTTGAGACGGGGACTTACGGAACCGACAGCGACATTTTCTAAGTTTGCGGGGGCGCCCGCTATGACTGTAAATCGATCGGCAACTCCGATCTAAACAGGATGGTTACGTGATGGCAGAAGAACTCGATGATCTGGCAACTCCAGAACTTGAGGTCGATGAGCAAGTAGTGGATCAGGATGATTCTGATGCACCAGTGGTAGACGAGCCGTTCTTACCAGTGAACGATCGGACCACGTATAGGACGAGGGAAGACGCCATAGCAGGCTTCAATTCCGCGGCCCAACGGATCCAGGAACTGTCACAGTGGGAGAAGCAGGCCAAACAGTGGAACCTAACGGACCCGCGGCAGCTTGACGCAGTAGCCAACGAACTCCTCGCACTGAGGAAAGAGAAGGCAGAAGCGGCAGCTCAAGCAGGTAAGCGCAATACGGCTACCGTTTCGGACCCAACGGACCCGAAAGCCAAAGAAGAGGCTCAGGTTCGCGAGTACATGAAGAACCTCGGATATATCTCGAAAGAGGATCAAGAAGAGGCTCTGAAGGAACTTCGCGAAGCTGTAGCTGAAATGAGGAATCAGGGCTCGCAGTCGAGGGAGCTGGGCTTCCAAGCACAGGAAGCGGATGCCCGAGACGCAGTGGAAAAGTATATCGCTGCAGACGGATTTAAGGATCCGGCAGGGACGAAGTCCAACGTGATCGGAACACTGATCAAGGACTGGATCAACAGCAGCGATGACCGGATTGATGAGTGGTCTAAGGGCGGCAGAGCCGCAACGGCCCTCGTAAAGCAAGGTTACGATCTTGCGCTCAGTCATCTGGAATGGAAGCCGGTTGTCGGCACAGTCCAGAAACCCGCTGATCAGAATTATTCCTTAGACAAGGCGAAAGCTATGGCTAGGAACAAGAAAGGTTTACCGGCGCAGGGACAAGGGAAAGACCGGGACAAGGACGGTAAGTTCACGACTCCGAAGCAGAAGGGGCACATTAATGCCGAACTGCACGAGCGAGCGTGGAAGCACCTCCAAGAAACGGATTAGTCTCTAACTCCCAGCCGCATCGATCAACAGGAGCGTTATGGCAGGAGCAACAGTTTCATCGTTTTCGTCCGCACTCAAGAACGTGTACCTTCCTGGTATTCGCGAAGAGCTCAACGAGAAGACCAATCTTCTCGACCTCTTCACGGAAGGCGACTTAACCCAATACGAATGGCAAGGTAACCAGCTTGTCTTCGCTCTTCACTCTTCGCGTAACTACAGCGGCGTCATGTACGTTGCTGAAGGCGGCGCGTTGCCAGTGGCCGGATCTCAGGGAGTTGTAAACCTGAACATCCCCATCGCTCACCTTAAGGGACGTATTCAGTTGTCCTACGAAGTGATGCGAGCCTCGCGTTCGGACAAGGGTTCGTTTGTCCGCGCGATGGATCTGGAACAGAAGGGTCTCGTGAACGACGTAGCCCGTCAGCGCAACCGTGCGCTCGCCGGCTTCGGTTCGGAAATTCTGGCAGTATCCACCTTGAGCACCTCCGGAGTCAGCTTCACCGTTGACAACCCGGGCGGGGTTCTGGGAACCACCAACCCCGTCCGCTTCATTAAGGTCGGGATGATCATCGTTAGCCAAGCAGTTGTGGGCGGCGCTGTTCACGGTGTGGGAACTGTCACGGCTGTGTCCGGTTCGCTCGTTACTGTCGCTGCTGCGATGGGATCGACGTCCGGCGATGTGATCACGCTAGGAACCACCTCCGTCTCCGCGACGGGCGCCGGCTCCTACGGTCTGAACCCCGGTCCTGATGGGACTGTCGGCGCAGACACCAGCGATATCGCTTCACAGGGTATTCTGGGCCTGATCGACAACGGAACCTACATTGCGACGATCTTCGGTTTGGGTCGGACTGCCAATGCGTTCTACAACAGCACCGTCATGACGAACGTCGGAACCATTAACACCGACATTCTTCAGCGCGGCGTGGACAACACTGAGGAAGTAAGCGGCGAGATGATCGACAAGTTCATCTGCCACAGCTCAGTGCGGCGCGAGATTTCGAAGTTGACGGAAGCCGATCGGCGCTATGCGTCCGATGCAGCTCCGAAGAACTACGACGCCGGTACCCTGGCTGGTGCGAACAAGAAGGATCTGACCTACAACGGTTGGTCTTTCCGTACCGACAAGGACTTCGCGTACGGTTGCTTGGCCGGTGTGAACACTTCACACTTGCAGTGGCTGCCAGAAACGAAGGGTGAGTGGGCTGAGGATGATGGAACGATTCTTCTGCGCGTTGCCAATGTGGACGCATACGAAGCTCGTTTTCGTGTCAGCGAAAACTTTGCGACTGACAAAGCGAACGCTCACGTGATGTTTTCCGGCGTCACGGTCAATATTACGTCGGGAGTCTATGCAGATTGAGCATATTGCTTGAAGTTAACAACTTAGGCCCCTCTTTTGAGGGGCCTTTTCTTTTGTGTTATATTTAAGGCATGCCAAAAACAATAGAAGAAATCCGTGCAGCTTCTAACGAACGCCAAAAACTTTACCGCGCTCACCATCCACAGCGCGCAAAAGATTCGGTGAGAAAATGGAAAGAGAAGAATCCGACATACTTTATAGAGTGGAGAGAAAAGAACCCTGCCACTGTTCTGATAGGGTTCGCGAAAGCGCGTGCCAAGAAAGGTCGCCTTCCGTTCGATCTGTACGAACACACGGAAGAGATACAGCGCCGCCTCGGTGCCGGAGTTTGTGAAATGAGCGGCCTTCCTTTCGAGAAAGGGATAACAGTGCCCGGGCCTCTTAGCGCCAGCATCGATCGCATCGAACCAAAATTGGGGTACGTCTACTCAAACATTCGCATAATCTGCCTTGCTCTTAATCGCGCTTTCGGCGATTGGGGAGAAGAGGAGCTGTTCCGAATCGTAGATGCCGTGCGTGCTAGAATCAGTCAAGCGCCAATATCGAACGCATAACTGGCTTCTTCCGTTGCGCTGCGGAACGCCGATAACACTTCAAACCGCGGGGGTTGCCCCCGAAGAGGAGCGTCATGGAAGCACTACAAGCGCGAGTCCGCATCATCCTACCCGAGAACGAAACCTACAATCAGGAAACCGGCGAAGCAATCACCGGCGCAGCCGTTCTCAAGCAAATGAAAATCAACAACGTTTGGCGCAATGACGCCAAAGGCCGGTATGCCGCGACCATGTACGATGGTCAGACGTTCAAATTCCGAGAGGGCGAAATCACCATCGTGCCCGTCACCGTAGCCCGCCACCTTCGCCGCATGTCGGCCATCGTAGTCGGCCCAGACAAACTCAATGGCCCGCTCATGCCATACCTCGAGATCGTCGATACCTACGACATGACGCAGCCCCAGAAGGTAACGGTTGAAGTCCCTGCAAAGACCACACCGACAACGTGCATGATCTGCGGTAAGGATCAGCTAACGTTCCCGGCCCTAATGCGCCACCAGATGTCAGAGCACGCCGACCAGTTCGAAGAGAAGAAGGCTTCGAAGAAGTCCGCGGCAACGCAATGGGACGCGCCAGAGTCCGAGGAGTAAATGGAGCACGTTCTCGTAAAGAAGTCCTCGCATATCATGTCGGTCGGGTACGATCCCGACCGGCGTGAGATGCAGATTGCTTTCCACAACGGAAAGACGTATTCTTACCCCAGCGTCCCCGAGCACGTCCATAAAACGATGATGGTGACGGGATCGAAGGGTGAGTACTTTCACCGGCACATCAATTCGAAATTCAAAGGGGTGGAACTGTGAGCACTACGCAATTATCCGTAGCAGCAATCGAGGCCCTCGAAGCACTCGAGCGGGTTCAAGAGTTATACGGCACTGGCACCGCCGCGGACCACCGCGCCCGGTTAGACCACGCACACGACCTTATGGAGAAAGCCGGGTTCGTACGCCTCGAGTTCCCACCGGAGGCTGTCAATGAAGCCGCCTAGTTGGTTCACGCAGCTGCTAGCGCAAATGGACCCGCTATTATCCGTCCGCAGATCGATAGTCACCAACCATTGGGTTATCGAGCGGAAGGGCGTCATCGTGGGATCCGAAATCGAGACCCTAAAGCGCCGCAGGGACAGGTTCTATAAGTGGATTACATATCCCGCCACACCAGAACAGCGCGAACAGATTCACAAGAATCGGAAAGAGTGGCAGTCGTTGTCTGACGAGGTTGCTTCCGCGGAACAGCAGAAGCGCGTTATTTGCCGGCCCCGCACGATCAACCGGCAAGTTTACGACGATCTGTGCCAAGCGGATATCCAGCGGTACGGCGGCTTCGCACGCTTCTGTACTGAGACCGAGCAGCACGAGGAGCGGCTCGAAGCAGACCAGGAGCGAGTTCTGTCGAACAGGCGCAAGGCGTTTAATGCCGAAGTGTTCGATATGCTCTCGTTCTTGCGCCGTAAACGGCTTACGGCCCTTGACCACAATAAAGACGATATGAAGTTCCTTCTTCATGGCACCCACACGGCTGAAGGGGAAGGTCCGGTGATTAAGTTAACTGACTTCTAAATGAGGACTCACAGGGCTGTACAATATATTAGGGACTGGAGTCAACATGAGCATCACACAGGTGACCGGGCAATACCTAATCGACATGGCGAACGATCTGCTCGCCGGATACCAGAACGGCGTAGACAGCCGTGCCCTCCTTACCTACCTGAATCTTGGTAAGGACGTCATCTGGTCGGTCACAAAAGAACTAAAAGATGAGTATTTCCAGGTCTTTTCGCAGACCACCATCAGCACTCAGACCAACTATTTTCCGCAACTCGTCATGGGAACCCGGCAGTATACCCTTCCGGAAGATCTTCGGAACATCGACTTTATCGAAGTCCAATCCCCGACTGGCACGCCGATCGGACGCTTCACTTACGCTGCGGCTAACTCTGCCGAGTTTCGTGCAGAGCGCGAGCAGTCGAATGTTGCTGGCGGGGCGATGGAGAACGATTACGAATACCTCTACACCATCGCGGGCCGCGACCAGTTTGTCATGGCAAAATATCCGGCGCAACCGTACATTCTGATTCTCTGGTACACCTGTTCTATCGCAGACTTTGAAGCCGGCGATATCGTGGACGACATTCTGTTTCCTTTCTCAAAACAGCTCGCTCAATACGCTGCAAAGGCGACAATGCTTGCCGACCAAGACCCGGGTCAATTCGCAGCGTGGTCTAAAGAGTGGCGCGAGAACATAATCAACATGACCCAAGGAGCCGCAACCCGCAATGACGCCGATCCGCAGTTTGTCGAAGACTTTGACGGGAGTTGCGACTAATGGCGCGTAAGGAAGAGCAGAAATGGAACCTGCTCGGAAGCGGGCAAGATTCCTATAGCGGACAGAACGCCCAGAACCCCGCCACGTCCCGCCTAATCCAGAGTTGGATCGTGCAGGACGACGGTCAGCTGCACAGAGAGCTTCCGGAACCCTTCTACGCCTATTCAGGTTCGACCAGCACTGCGCAGACACTGCCCGGGCCGATCTGTGGCCTGTACGAATTTGACCAGAACAACGGCCAGGGCGCGATCAACCGATTCTACTTCTGTGCCGCGCGCGTAAACTCAACTGTCGGAACCCAGAATTGCCTGTTCTACGAGAACGTGGTCACCTCCACTTCTTCGAACTGGATCCAAGTGGCCTCTGTGGCGACCCTTGCGAATGCCCCGATGTGCGTGACACAAGAAAACAATTTCTTCTTGAGTGACGGCGTCTCCAACTGGCTGTTCAACGGCACCATCTGGGTGGCATGCGGAATTAACATCCCGTTGAATCCGCCGGCAATCAATATTGCCATTAAAGGAAACCCACAGGTTCTGATCAGCAACCAACCGATCGTAATCGCAGATGCAACCCTGGCGAGTGGCGGCGTTGGCGTCTACCTGTACGCAAATGATCAGTCTGGCGATTTCGCAGCCGGTGCAAACGTGATGGCCAACCCCACCACGACCTCAAGTTGTACCGCATCTACTTCGAATTACATTGACCCTTCGCTGCTCTTCAATCCTCCGCAGTATAACGGCACAACCGACCCGTCGATCGGGCCGATGGAATGGGGCCGACTGACGAGCACCTCTGGCGGAAATCCTTTTGCGTACTACGCTCTGCCTTATCCCGCCAATAACGACACGAGTTACGAGACGGTTGTTTTGACGGCTCTCGTTATACCAGTCGAGGGAACGTACAACATCACCTTTATCCACGATGACGGAGCCTTCTTCGGATTCGGGCAAGGTCTTACTAGCGGAGCTATCCCCACCTGCTCTGATGGGCCCACGAACGTGCCTTTCCAAGGAAATCCGCCGATCACACCAGTAGGTGGTTTCCCGATTCTGTTCGGAAATAACAACAGCGGTTTCACCGCCGAGAATACAACCGTAACTTTTCCGGAGGCAGATACCTACTACCTCGAGATCGACCATCGTAATTGGAATTCTGGACCGCAACAGTGTATAGGGTTCGGTATCGTGCTCGGCAGCATGCCGGCAGGAACTACCGCCTCTGGCAATCCATATCTCGCTAATTCGAGCAGCATTTCCGGACTGACTTCCGCGCTCGGTCGGTACTATTGGTATGACAACGCGGACCAAACGATCGGAGTGGCAACGGAGAGTTCCACGTCTCCGATAGGTTCAATCACTGGCCCAACCATCGCCGCGAGCATTGACGTGTTTCAGCAACCCGGCACATTCAACTCAGCCACCACCACGACCGTCGTTACCGGCCACAATTCGACAGACAGCCCGGGCCCGATATCGCCAGACCTGGACGGCACTATGGCCGGAAAGCTCCTTTACCTTAATGGGGTTCTTACGGGCACGATCGCAAACGTTGGCCACGGCACGACCCTCAGCCTGACGAAAGCGGGGCCACCGGTTCAAACAACCCTTGCAAACGGCTCAGTGGTTTATGAAGCTGCCTATTCCTTTATTTGGGTTGGACAGACAACCCCAGGCGCACCCGCCGCGGGAACCTCCGTTCTCATCTCTCCGGGAGCCAACAATGCTCTCGCGGGAACTATATGGAACGTCTCAGGGTTCACGAATTCTGGGAACAACATATCAAGTGCTGTAGCGCTCTCTTCGACAGACAATACGATCACCTTCAACAACGCCAGCTCGATAGCAGAGACACATGCGGCAACAGCCACTTCGCCGGGGAATACCCTCAACCTAACGGCAGTCGCACTGCATACCGTAAACACGGCACGCGCCGTCATCTGCGACCCGCGCTGCACGCACTGGAATATCTACGCATCTGAAAGTGAGGGCTCTCAGATCGGCGAGTACCTGACCTCTGTACCGGTAACCTCGACTTCATACCGCGATACGTCTGCCTTTCTAGACAAGGCGAACAATAATTTTTTACCGATCTTCAGACCAGTGCGGAACGATCCGCCAGTGGCAAGTAAACTTCTCACGGTCCATAAGGTCCGTCAATTCAGGCGCGAAGAGTCGTCACCCAATTTCTTCACCTTCACCGCTAACGAAGAGGTGACCGCCGGCAACAATGGCGATCCGGCTCAGTGCCTGCCGGGAGCAGACAGCTACACCGTGTCTGACATGGTGAATGTTGTTTCGTTCCCGGATCAATCCGCCCGCTTACGTGCGCTCATCAGCCACATGGATGCGCTCTATATGTTCAGCGAGAAGCAATGCTATCCGCTGTACGGGCAATCTGTAGATGATTTTGCTATCTCTCAGATGGTCACGTTCGATCTAGGCGCCGCAGGCAGGTTTGCGGGAACCAGTACCCCGAACGGCCTTGTCTTTGGTTCTTACGACAAGCGGGCCTTCCTGTATCCTACGTCTCTGTATTCGACGTACTTGGCCCAAGGCGGTGCAGCACAATCTGCGCTTACTGAAATCGGCAAACCTCTTCGCAACGTGTTGAAACAAATTCCTTCAACTAGGCTTGATGAGTGGGTATCTGTACACTACCACTACGGCATTCGCGACTGGTGGGTCATCTCGTTCCCGACATCCACGACTGTCGATGCGCCCCAGACTTGGGTTTGGGACTTTATGACGAAAGGTTGGTTCCAGTTGCAACGAGGTTTTGCCTCACTGCAAGTCTTCGAGGTCTCGGAAGGCGCCCTGGTTCTAATGGGCGGGGGAGTTGACGGCAACACCTACGTCATTGATGACCAAACCGGAACCTATACGCCCACTGGAAATTATCCAGTTTCAACGTGGAGGCCGGCATTAATTAACTTCGGTAATGAAGAGGTCGCGCACGTCTTCCGAAGACTGGAGCTCGAGTTTGACTCAGAAGCTCTGGCAAAGAGCACTTCCATAACTATGTGGCTGGACCCAGTCAACGTAGACAGCCCTGGTCAGGGCCGCACGTTGAATTTACGGCCCGCGCTCGGTGCCTGTCGCTATACCGCGATGGTAAACGACAATGAGGGCGGTTCGCTCTGTCAGCGCATGCTGCTGCAAGTTCAGTCGGTGGCTAACGGGCAGGGCGGCGTAATCCGCGGAATCAAACTGGTCGCCGACGATGCTCCGGGTTTCCTGACGGGTGCGAATAGGCCGGGAGGCAACTAATGTCTGTCGGCCAATCAGCACAACCGTTCAGTGCACCACGGCCCCGCTCCGTGCCCACACTAGGACAATCCCAAGATCCGTCTGTCGTATTTGCGAAGTGGCAATCGCAGATCGCGGCCAATGTGCGCAACGTGGCGCCGCAGGCAACGCCGCAGAATTTCAGCGTGACAAATTCGCCGGGTACACTTACTCTCAAATGGGGGCAGGTTTTGAACAGCTCCGGAGCAGATGGCTATGAAATCCTCAAGAGCGTCAGCGGTAACTTCAAAACAGATTTGCAGGTCATTCCTATTGGACACGTCAATCAGACCAGCTACACTGATGCTGTTGGCGGCAGTACCAAATGCAGTTACCGAATCCGTACAACCAGCGGAACGCCTCAAACTCCTCAGTCTGCTCGGGGGCCAGAATCTGGCGTTGTTGCTCACACTTCACTGGCGACTACAAGCACTGCTACCGGCGTTACCGTCCGCGACCAAGTGACCACCGACAAAAGCCGGTCCCTCGCACGCCTGGGAAACTACGGCATATTCAAACCCGCGACGAACAGCTAATATTGGACATGGTACGATGGTGAGGTAGTCACCGCACATTGCGGGGGTGGCAGCTGGACTGTCACAGAATGTTTCATCTGGGGTTTAGGCCCTGCCCGGTGTTGACTGGAAATGTGAGACCGCCGGCCCACGAGTTTCTGCGCAAGCAGGAACAGTAAGGCGTGGGAGCGGCCTGTTTAAGCGGCGGCTAGAACGAGGTGCTCCCGCGCCGAACTGACTTCCCATTCTAACTGATATGATTGATATGCCGCTTCCGCCGATCCGGTCGGAGGAAGCATGCCCTCACCGGCAATCAATCAAGCGCCTACTTTTGCAAACATTCCCTGCTTCGTCCCTAGCGGCGTTCTCTGGTATACCCAAGATTTAGGAAATCTCTACATCGGCACAGGCGTGTCGGACAATGGAGGAACTCCAGGCGTCAATGAAATTGGATCCGGATCTTTCCCCATCATTGAAGCTGGTGCTCAGTCATCTACTCAGACTACTAACCCTACAAACCTCACGCTGGTGGCCGCAGCCTCTGTAATGTATAACGTGTCGTTGTACATGGGCACCGCGGGAACGGCTCCAAGCCCGCAGTACGTGGAAACAACACTCTCGTGGACTTCCCCGCTCATCGGTGCAGACAGCATCTCAGCAACCCTTTCGCTGTTTAACGGGGCCGCTGTAGTCATGGAAACTTTTCCAATTTTCTGTGTGGCCGCGACCAGCATCACTCTCGGATTCGCTTATGGAGGAACGGCAACCAATGCGCCTTACAGTTATTCCGCGCGCGTTGTGCAAATGCCTATATAAATTATGTCTATTGTCACGATGGGTGCAGCTTCGGTTGATGCGAATGTTCGCTATGTTAGGTTCGTTGACGGCTCCATTCAGGAGAGTGCCGCCCTAGCACCACCATCCGGCGGTGCTGTTGGCAATCCCCTTCTTACCGACGGAAGCACCCCTCCGAATTTAAGTTGGGGTGACGTATTCATTGGCTCGTTGCAAGGCTTCACCGGTTTCGTTACTGGAACAATCAGCGGCATCTATGCGGCGGCTGTCGTATCTACGAGCGGGGCACAGTTAACCGTCCAAGGTACTGATGGCTCGTCTTGCAGCGTGCAGGATTTCACGACCTCGACTGCGGGTTTCTACGTTAATCCGCCGTCTCATTCAAATTCGACAAACATGATTGCCGGCGAGGTCACCTTAGGGCAGCCTAGCGGAAACACAACTCTGGTTGGTCAAGCGACAGGAAACACTACCCTCATTTTTCCAGCTAGCGCTGGGCTCGCGGGACAATTCTTGCAATCTGACGGCGGAAATCCAGACCAGACTTTATCATGGGAAGGCGCCGCAGGCACCAGTACTCCCGCCACAGTAGGGTCTCCGGGCACCTCCGGTTTGATTGCTTATGATGATGACTACATCTACGTTTGTTGGACAACAAATAGTTGGAAGAGAGCCGCCCTTTCAACGTGGTAAACTAGCAGCATGTCAATCAGCCGACTTACCACCCGACCTGTCGAGGTCGGAGACGCCGAACATCTCGACGCCCTCCGCAAACAATTCGAAACCGATGGTCGCATTGATGTGCCTTTCGGATACCGCAATACCGGCGTTGAAACTCTCGTGGTGGAGCGTGATAAAGAGGTTGTCGGAGCTGTGCTAGCTACTGCCGCAGTAGTCGTCGATTTCATAAAAGATCCTCAAGCACGCGGAGGTGATATCTACAGCGCCGTCCTTCTTGGGGAGCGAACGTTAACCTACATGGCCCAAAAGAATGGGATATCCACAGCGATCTGCGCAATCCCCAATCATCTGACCGAATACATCGATATGGTGAAACGCAGCGGGTATACTGAGGTGTTCCAGAACTGTGTCATGCTTCGGAGACCCTTAGCAAAAGAGATAGAATAGAGATCAGGAGTTTCTCTATGTCTACTGCGGGCCGCACCCAGCAACAGAATACTGTCAAGCAGGCTAACACGAATACAGGTGTCGCCAGCGGCCTCGAGAACCAGGGCCAGAACATTGCCAGCTCAGAAATCAACACTAGCGGCGGCCTCTCACCCCTAATTGCCAAACAATCAGCAAATGAACAGGGGCAGATCGGAAAAGCCTATACCGGCGCGACCCAAGTTGCGAACCGCGGCCTTTCCCAGCGCGGGATGGGCGTGGCACCTAGCGGGCTCGGAGCCTCTATCACGAACACCGGAATCAACAATGCTGGCATGGCCAAGACTGGTGAAATCGGCCAAGCCTTCGGTGAACAGAATAATCTGAACAACACTGCCCTGAACCAACCGATCAGCGCATTAAACGCGGGTACGGGCGCAGTAAACGCATCGACCGGTGCAAACACAGCTCTCAGCAACATGCCGACAATGGCCGGACAGGTCTTCTCCGGACTTGAAGGTCTTGGTCAAACAGCCGGCAAAGCGATGACGGGTGTTGGGGCAATGTAATAATGAACGGAGCAAAATGGCAGACGATAGTTTAGGTCTTAACGATATTCTAAACATGGCGGGAGCTGGTGCGCCGCAACAGCCGCTCAACGTCTCGCAGACGCCTGCGCCGCAACAGCCGCTCAACGTCTCGCAGACGCCTGCGCCGGTTCCTCCACCCCCGACACTGACGAATACGCCTTTGGCGCCAGCCCTGGCCGGTCCCGCAGGAGCCGCGGCGTTGCCGCCTGTAGCACCGACGCCCGTAGCACCCTCCGCGCCCGGTGCGCCAGATGCAAAGCGGTCCATGCTCGACACAATGACTTCCTCGGCCACTCAGCCGACTGCACCGGCGTCCGCCGCACCAGAAGAACAATCTTTAGCCCTACCCGCGAGTACCGCGGGCGACCAGGGAACCGCAGATCTAGAATCGAAGATCGCCACACCGGGCAATCTCGCGCTGGGGGCTGCCGCCGACAAAGCAGAGCAGCCGAAATCATTTCTCGACAAACTGAAAGGCGCTTCGAGTTCATTCGGACAAGGTGTTGCAGGCGCAACGGGTATGGAGGCTTTTGTTCCGGGTTCCGGCGCCACACCCATGCAAAAGGGTGCGGCTATCATGAGTCTCCTCGGAAAGATTGGAGCAGTAGGCAGCGCTGCGACTGGCAGCCCAGAACAAAAACAACAGGCAATTGAGAGACAAAGGAATCAAGCAACACAACAGCAGGCCATGGCGCAATTGCAGGCAAACGAGCAGTACCACCAGGGTATGTTGGGCATCAATAAGCAGAAGGCTAACACTGGAGACCAAGCACTTGACATTAAGCAGCAACAGGCAGACACTGCTGCACAAAAAGTCGTAGGTGCTATGAACGCGAAAGGGTATGCCCAGGATCCAGACGGCACTTGGCGCCCAAAGACTGCTCAGGAAATCTTAGCGGATCCGATGCTTTCGCAAAATATGGAAATGAAGCATACGGCTGAGGCAGCCTCGAAGGCAAAAACCGATTTGGACAATGCAATCACCGCTGGAAAGACAAATCCTGATAGCCTCACTCAGCAGAATATCGTAGCGGCCCTTCAGCAAAAGAAACATCAGGCCGATGCGCAGTTGGCCCTCGCTCAAGCTCACTTTCAGCAAGGCGAGAATTTCCATGCAGACTCAAGGCAAGACAAGAGTTTTCAATTCAACCAGGAGCAACTTGAAAAGATTCGTACCCCAGTAGATCAGCGGGCGACACGTATGGTCACCCTTAAAGATTCTTTGGCGCAAGGTACTCCGCAGGCAGATGCCTTGATCGCCCCGGAATTGCTTACCGCGGCTGCGGGTGGTGCGGGTTCCGGTTTAAGAATGAACGAAGCAGAAATATCCCGGATTGTAGGCGGCAGGAACCAATGGCAAACGTTGCTGGCCAAAGCTCAGGCTTGGCAGGCAGATCCGACTAAAGGGTTTGCCCTTACTCCGTCTCAGCGGGTTCAGGTTGGCCAACTCATTGACGTGATGAGTAAGCGCCTAGACATGACTACAGGCGCAGTCGGGCAGCGTGAGCCACGATCAAATTCTACAAGGCATAATAGGACCGGGCGGGGCGCATCCGATAGCCTACGCAGATGGACCGCAAGGAAGGCTCATAAAGATGCAAGCCGGCGGCCCTTGGATTCCTCTAGCGGGTAACTTAGCGGCGGGGAGATAAGCATGGGCTCCAAAGCCGACAGCGTGACAATTCCACAACCGCTTTCTAGCGGAGCTACGGATCAACCGACCGCCCCACAAAGCGGTACGCCTGATCTATACAGCGATCTTCCGCCGGGGTACTCTGCGCCTAGCACTGCCCCAAAAAGTCCAGATCTTTACAGCGATCTTCCGGCGGGATATTCCCGTCCCAGCACGGCGCCGCAGGCATCGTACGATCCGAATCCAGCAGCTACCCTGCTCGGTCGGCAACCGGCGGAACCGGCGGGTGCGTGGAACCCTGCCCGCATTCAGCCGATAACGGGCCCCCTCGCTCCCGGGAATGATTATGCCCCAACCCCAGGATTTAAGGCGCGCACTGCGGGTGAAGCAACAGAAGCATATCATCATCCGCTTGAAGCGCTGAAAGGCGCAGCTAAGGGTGTGGTTGGCGTTATGGGGAATGTGCTCCCCGGCGTACAGAGCGAGAACGTAGATCAAAAGACTTTAGCCGATAACCCCTACATCTCACAGAGCGTGAAAACCGCCCTAGCCGGCCCTCAACAGCAACCACAGGATCTATCCGGAGGAGTTGTATCCGGAATTCTTCAGCCACAAAACACAGCCCAACAAGCGGGCGCCGATGCAGCCAACATATATGCCGGAGTGCAGGGAGCGCGCCAATTAGCAAAAACCCTACCAAGTTTACGCAACCCCATAGAGAATCCAGTGTCCCAAGGTCGGTATCTCCCAGAGGGTGCTAATTTCTCGGGAGTAATGCGGTCAAACTCCCACTTCGACATGCCGGCAGAAGCGTCGCGGGCGATCCCGGCCATGAAAGAAGCCGCAGCTGACTTAGGTACAAAGCCAAGCGATTTCCAAGGCATGAACGGGCCGACGATGACAAAGCGCATCGTTGACCACGCCATAGACATCAATGAAGCTCGCAACGTGCGGGCCATTGACCCCGTCCGTTCACAACCTGCTGATGTTTCTACCAGCCAAGATTTAGCAGACCTCATGGATAAAAAGAACCCGACGGTTGGGGACGTAGATAAATTCCGCATGGAGGCTAACAAAAAACTTTCGAAGTCAGGTTATTACGGACAATCTCCATCACAGCAATACTCTGCTGGCCCGGATCTGGCAAAACTAGAGAGTGCAGCCAGCCAAGCTCGTGACCTCGTTTATGACGATGTCTACAAGCATACTGGTGTAGACATCCGGCCACAGAAACAGATCGAGGCATCGCTTATCAAACTGAATGACGTGGCCAACTCAACCAACAACACTTTGTCGCAACAGGAAGCGAAATTTCAAAACACGCCGATAAAGGATAGGATACTTGGATCAGTTAAGAGGCTAATCGCAATCAAAGCGAACCCCACAAATGCTTTCGAACCGGGCGTGAGTTCGCCTACAGATGAGTTCAATGCGAACATGAAGAAAGTTTTCCAGAACGACGGAAGCGTCACTCCGGGGTCCGTAATGAAGAATGCAAAGTTGCTCGATTCACCGAAAGGCGTGTTGACCCCGCCCCCCGGCGTAACACCGCCTGAGCCGAGTCGGCAACTGAACCTTGATCTGCAACCGGCGAAACAGCAACCTAAATTTAATCTGGAGCCGCCCCCCGGCGTAACACCGCCTGAGCCGAGTCGGCAACTGAACCTTGATCTGCAACCGGCGAAACAGCAACCTAAATTTAATCTGGAGCCGCCCCCCGGTGTAACGCCACCTGAGCCGGATCGGCAACTGAGTCTGAACATGCGACCGGGACACCACGGATTTAATCTGGAGCCGCCTCCGGGCGTGACCCCACCCACACCGTCACAGCAGTATGGCCTTCCCGGTTTTGGCGGGCCGTCGGGAGTGGACGCGAACGTACCACCGCAACCGGATCTCGTTCCAACTTCGGGCGCTACACGGCTGCCCGCAAGTTCCATTCCCACGCGCCTACAGTTGGCAGCTGAGAATGCGAAGACCGGGCCGCGAGAACTGCCGATCGACATGCTCCGGAAAATGGGCATTAGCGACCCCTCTGTGCAGGAAGAAGGTCTCGCGCAGCGTGCAAGATCTGCGGAAGTGGCGAAGAAGTATCCAGTTGAGAAGGGGTCTCTGGCGAAGCCACCACAAGATCCGTTTAACGCACCGACCGAAGCGGCGGGACCAAAGGCGCAGAAGAGCGCTAGCAAACCGATGCCTGAAGCAGAGAGTCAACTCGATGCTCTCAAACGGAAGATGGGCATAAAACCGGAGACCGTAAACGGGTCAGGCGAGTCTTCCGCTTCCCAGGAAGCTATCAACCGGGCCAAGTCCGAGAAGACCGCCGGGGTTAAGAGAGTAGTGGTTGACACGCGCAGCGGAAATGAGCGACCATTGGTAGGAGTCGATGCTGTAGACTACACCCCTAAACCTTACGAGTCCGTCGAGTTCCGCGGCGGTAAGCGCGATGGCGAGATAATCGATCAAGGCAGCAGTGCACGGAAGTACAAGAGGAAGTAATGGCAGACAAACCGAAGCCGAAGAGTGAACCCGAAGCGCCGCAGGCACCCGCACCTTCTAAGATGTCTCAAGAAGCCGTGATGGAGCACGCCAAGACTGGCAACTCCGTATTCGATCCCCGGACGGGAAAGAACCTTACCGGTTCAAACAACATTGCTGTTGACATTGCCCCGGAGTACGCGCACGTTCACGATCATCCGCCGACATCTGCCGAGCACGAGACCTTTACGGCTCAAGTTCACCACATTACGTCAAAGCATGCCAATTCGGCGGTTGGTTCGTACTATGACGAAGAAACAGGACTGCACCATTTGAAGGTAGTTGGCCTGACGCCGTCCAAGATTGCAGCCGTTAGAATGGCGCAACACATGGGCAGTGATCACGCCTATAATCTGGCAACCGACGAAAAGATTCCGACCGGCCACTTCGGGCCACCGCAACCGTCACATATGAACGTTGACCGGAGACTCGAGATGTTGCGCGCGGATTCGCCGAAGCGAGAGCCGTATTCCGGCACACATTTTTCTGACAGAAAACTTGACAAGATCCAAGGCGCACACCGAGGTGCACTCGGCGCGAAGGGTGTAGATGCGTCCAGAGCGGATTCAGACCGCGTCCATGCCGGAACCAAAGCCGGTTATGGCAACGATGCACCAGCAGGTTTCTATACCACCAAAGCAGGACACGCAGCCCCGGCTATGGAGGCCGCCAAACAACATGCTTATAGCGTTCGCGGTCATTTTGCTTTTGGAAGCACTGACTCTCCAGAGTTTCAGCAGGGGTATCAGAACGGTGTCCAGCACGCGAAAGCGAACGGCGCCGATGACAAGACGGCCCACCAACTCGGGCAGAACAACGCCGAACATTCGCTAGCTGATGCCGGATATGACGGGTATCATAATCCGAAGCATCCGGGAGTCCGCTTTCACTTCGGAGACCACGATGCCGAACCCGTAATGACTCACCCGCACATGGAACCCAGAGAGCCTAAGCAAGAAGCTCCTCCGCAGGAGAAGTAAATGGGCAGCGTTCTCGCGGAGACCCAGATCGACAACACCCCCAACACAAGCTATCCAGACAGCTTTGTGCGGTTCCGTTTGCGCGGTTTCACTGGTGACGTTCCCGTCACCACCACTTCGGCAACCATCGCCGTAACTGCAACACTAGCCATCGGGCCGATGTCGCAAGTTCTGGTTCCAAACATCAACATTTTACCCGCAGCTACCTTCTACACAGTCGAGCAATGGAGTAAACGGAGGATCACTTCGTCAGCGAACTACACCCTGAACACCAGCGGGGATCTGAGCGTTGCTACGCCATACCCGGAACCGCCGATAGCCTCGTTGCTGACGCCGGTATTCTCCCCAACGGGCGGAACGTTTACCACGATCCAAAGCGTGACAATCGTCTCGGATCCGAATTCTCAAGCAACGTACTACACAACAGACGGCTCAACACCAACCACGCTCTCAACCCTTTACTCTGGGGCGATCTCCGTTAGCACCAGCAAAACCCTAAAAGCAATATCTGTAGGGGCTGGTTTTAACAATTCTCCTGTTGGGGCAGCTTCTTTCACCATTAACCTTCCGACATTAGCCACACCGACGTTCTCCCCCGCTGCGGGAACGTACACTTCTGCGCAGAGCGTAACGGTTCTCTCAGACTCAAACGCGACAGCCACTTACTATACGACCGACGGCTCAACGCCAAATTCTGGATCGACTTTGTACACAGGCGCGATAACAGTCTCGAGTAGCGAAACGATCAAAGCGATTTCCTACGCAACAGGCTACGTTACTTCAGCGGTCGGCTCTGCCGCCTATCTAATCCACGGCCAATTGGCGACTCCGACGTTTGCTCCGGGCGCCGGCAGCTATAACAGCATCCAGAGTGTGACCATCACTTCGGACGCAAACGCCACGAACACGTACTACACGACTGACGGCACCACCCCGACAAACGCATCTACTCCGTACTCAGGTGCGATATCTGTTGGAACTACCGAAACATTGAAAGCGATTTCGTACGCTTCGGGCTACCCGACTTCAAATGTTGGCAGCGCTGCTTACACCATCACCCTCGGAATTTCATTGGTGAATTCGGCAATAGCCCAGGCTGCCAGTATTGGGTTGAGTCCGGCGACCACCACTGGCGTCGATACGACCGGCGCCAACTTCCTCGTCGTAGCTGTGTCTAACTACGACAGCAACAGCGGAACAGTAACGATCACTGACACTATAGGTGGCAGCCCAAGCGGAAACACTTGGGTTCTTGGCGGCCCCAGCACACGATACGGATTCAACCAAGGTGGAAACTTCTACTGGTATGTCTACGCTGCGAACGTTGGGGCGAACCACGTATTCTCGGCAGCTGTTACGGGAAATGCGACTCCTACTATCGCGGCGATGGCGTGGGCCGGAATGCCGTCCAGCGGATCGCCGTCGAGCGTCACGTCCGGAACTGGCGCGAGCCCGTTCCAGACCCCGACCGGGTTGGCTGCGAATGCCGGCGACTTAGTGCTGGCAACGTTCGGCGGCCTACAACCGAGTCCGACAGTTTCCGTCGATACTGGCTTTACGATCGCACAGCAAGACTTCACAAGTTACTGCGGAGAGGCAGCTGCGTATCTGGTGCCAGGGTCGAGCGGCACTTACACTCCGACCTGGACTTGGACCGGCGGATCAGGGACAAGCAACGCAAGCATAATCGTGTTCCCGGGGTAAAATAGAAGAGGATGGCATCTCAGATAATTATCACCGGAACGTTGGAAGATGTCGGAGGAAATGATCTCCAGACGCCTAGCGGGTTCGTGCGCTTCCGACTCCGGAACTTTCAAGGCTTCGTACCCGTAATTTCCGGGACGAGCATCATAGCCGAGCCTCAGATTGACGCACAGCCCAACAGCTCTGGGTATATCGATGTGCTAATTTGGGGTAACAACAACATTACTCCCGCGAACACGTTCTACACAGTCGAGTTCTGGTCGAATGGTCGGATAACTTCGTCCGGAAATTACGTCTTCAACGTAAACACTGACCTCGGTTCTGCTTCACCAATCAACCCGGCGCCGAATCCGAGTCTTCCCACGATAGCCTTCTTGAACAACGGGCTGATGAACAGCTCCCAGATTCGCCTCAACCTCGAGAGCACCGATGACTCCGTAGCGATCGTGGACGATGGAAACGGAAACATCAATCTAAGCGCCGCAGGCGGGGGCGGCGGATTCGACAGCCTCGGCGGATTCTGGGGTGGTGGTTGGCCGATGATGGCCCCGTACGGGCTCAACATGAGCCAAGAGAATATCGAAGTGGTTGGGGCGGGCGATCTGCTTCTGTGGCAATTCGCGCTTGTAAATTCCTGGACAATTTCAAAAGTAACTGTTGGCCTGCAAGCATCCGGTTCTACGGGTTGCCAGTCCTATTTTGGGCTCTACAATTCTTCTGGGCAGTTAGTCCTAAACAGCGGCTCGTTTGCTTCCGATGCAGCGCCAGGGATATTAACCAACTCGATTACACCGGTCGTACTGCCAGTGGGCATATACTATCTGTTCGCTGCGGACGGAAGCCCGCGCACAGAAGGGCCGGCGCCATACTTCTACACTTGGGCTCCAGCAACCGGCGCGAATGCGCAAGCGTTGTTGATGGTTCAAGCATCAAGCACGAAAGTTGGAATCGGAGCAAACGCTGTCACAAAAGTCTCAGGCCCGCCGACGAATACGGGGTTAATATCTGCGACAAATACCGAAGCGATTCCTGCCGTATTCTTCTCGGTGTAACCCTATGAACAGCCCAGATATCGACCGTATCTTTTCGACGCTCCAAGACCAGAACCGGGTCATGCACGAGCAGGGTCTCGCGATGGCGACTCTTATCCAGGAGTGCAAGGGTACCAATGAGCGGCTGTTTGGCACCGGCAACACACCAGGGCTCTTCAGCATCGTGATGAAGCATGACAGGCAACTCGGATACGTGCGGGGCGCCGCGGCGTTGATCGCGCTTCTCTGGTCTGCCGCCGTCGCTTTCGTTGTGGCTAAAGTAAGTCACCACTGATAAGCAAACCTTGGTCTGCCGCAAGGCGGGCCGCCCATGATGCTAAAATGGAGATGGAGAAATAACACCATGAGCCTCCCGTCATATCCTCCCGCGCTACCGAACCAGAGCCAAACGCTCCTGGCGTACGATCGTGGATCCCAGGCGTATTTCTTCAAGAATGCCGTTTCAACCAGCGGTGCGTTGCCCGCAGTTTCATCCACTTACGGAAATAGTTTAGGGGCTCCGACGGGCTCTGTGATCTACGGGATTCCAAATGCAGTGGCGGTTGAGAACGCCATGCAAGACATAATGATCCAGGTCGATTGCTACGGCTCGACTGCAACAGCCGGTCCTGGCGCAACCGTGGCGCTATACGGATCTTTGGACGCAGTTCAGTTCTACGCTTTGACAACCGTTGCCGTGACCACCATCGGCGCGTTGGTTTCGCTGGCGAAGTTGATTACCCCCGGCATTAAGCCGAAGTACATCACTGCCGGCGTGACTGCGTATACGGGCGTGGGCGGAACAACCGACAGCGTAACCTGTTCGATGTTTGCCTAATATACGAGGCTTTCCGCGCTGAAACAGGGGGATTGCCTAATATATGATCTATTCCAAGAACGGACTTCACCTTACAGAGCAGTTTGAATCTTGTCGGCTCGTAGCCTACCAGGACAGCAAAGGCATCTGGACGATTGGTTGGGGACACACCTTCGGCGTTCATGAGGGGCTCACTTGCACGCGGGATAAGGCGGATGCTTGGCTGCTCGAGGATATCCAAAGCGCCGCAGGCACGGTCAACCGGATGGTCACCGTTTCCCTAACTCAGGACGAGTTTGACGCACTAACCGATTTCGTGTTTAACGCCGGCAGCGGGAACTTCTCAGGCTCAACCATGTTAAGATTGCTCAACCAAGGAAACTATGCGGGTGCCTCCGAACAATTTGAGAAATGGGATCATTCCGGCGGCGTGGAGATTGCCGGCCTGCTTAGGCGCCGAAAGGCAGAAGAGGGAGAATTCAATGGAGTATGACTGCCAGTATCGGACGGACTACGGATGCCCGTGCCGATCGTGGGTGGATAAAAGGTTGGTTGTAGACGGTGAGCCGATCTATTGCACTACGCACCGGGCAGACATGCTTCACATTGACGCCCTCGAGAAAGAGATCAACGACGTAATCGAGAAGGCCCGCCGCAAATGATAAAATGAGTCCATGCTCAACTTCATCAAAACCGAGAAGGCTTGGATCCTATCTCATCTAGTTTGGATTGTTGCTGTAGCGGTTGCGTTGGTTGTCGGGCATATCGCCCTCACCGAGCACGACCAGCGAGTTGCCGCGGAAGCAGCAATGAAGATCTCTGAAGCCAACGTTTCGCAGCTCCAGGCGCAAATCAAGAATACAGACAATGTAGCCGCCCAGAAGGTGCAGACGATCGTCAAGATCGTCCACGATTTAGGGCCGAACGCTACTCCGGGACAGATCGTAGCCGCCGTACCGCAGCTCACCGATGCACCCCTCAATGCCCGGGTAATCGCGAACGATCCGGCGAACATATCGGTTGCCGCCGTGCCCTTTCTCCAGTTCCTTCAGACCAGCGCAACCAACAGCGTTCTGCTGGGTGCGTGCCAATCTGATTTGACAAACGAGACAGCCATTGTTGGCCAAAAACAGGACGAGATTACCGCCCTCAAGAAGAAACCCTCATTCATATCTCGCGTCAAGCATGTGGCCGAAGCAGTTGGGGTTGGGATCGCGATTGGTATACTGTTAAAGTGAGTGTTTCTGACATCATTTCGAAGATGGATACAGTTCTCGGGATTCTCGTGAAGTACGAGATCCACGCGTTCGTGCTGCTGATCGTGGGCTGCGGAATGTACCTACACGGAGTACACGACCAAGGTCAAGTGATCATCGGTGCCGCTCTGCTGGTGTTCAAAGGACAGAAATAATGCTGACAAAATTCAAGACGTGGTTCTTCAATCTGTTTAAGTCTGCGGAGCATGAGCTCTCGTTGGAAGCAGTAAAATCCCACGTCAGCGAAGTTGTGGCGGAAGCGGTCAATCACGTAGCCGTCCTGATAGTAGAAAGTAGATCAAACGCCAACGCCGATCTAAAAAAGTACATCGGGGAAGAGATTTGCAAGCGCTATGACAGCCTCGTAGCTGACGCCGGCAAAGCCGCACGGCTCATGGAGCATTCGAAGATTGTTATGGCAGCCTGCGACTACTGCCACTTACCCTCACGGAGATTCTCAATCAGCAAGGTAGACGGAAAGACGATCTGCTCTAGCTGTGCGGCCAAGGGCATCAACTAAGGAGATCTTAGATGATCGCGATCCTAGAGGCCGTCAATAAAACAGCCATTCCGAATTTTGTGCCTGCCAATGTTCTATGGTATGCGCAGGATACTGGAGACTTGTGGATTGGTACTGGCAGTTCTGAGCCGCCAAACGTTCTACTAGTGCAGGCTGGCGGGTCCGCTACTCCCGGCGGGACTAACGGCGAAATTCAATACAACGAACTCGGCGCGTTTGCCGGCAGCGGACTTCTGACGGATTCAACAGGGGATCTTACCGTCCCCGGATTCTTGGCGATCGACGGAATCCTCTACGACTCCACAAGCACCCAAGGTGCGCCCGGTCAGGTTCTAGAGTCTACCGGTGCCGGCACACAATGGGTCACTGCAACGATCGGCGGGCCTTATCTTCCGTTGACTGGCGGAACTTTGTCCGGGACGTTGACGGCTCCAACCATAGATGTAACGAGCATCATTGCCTCCACTCTCACGGTTACGACAGCGACAGTGTCGAATTTAGAAATCGGGCAGTACGGTGATGCGAACTTCTCCCGAATCTCTGGCGGCCTTATAGCTGTAGGAGACGGCCCTATCGGGGACGAGACCGGCGGCCTGATTATGAACGCGCTCCATCTGGGCGGGCCTCTATCTGACAGTACCAATTACGCGGGTGCGAACGGTGAACTCTTAGCATCAACTGGATCCAAAATCGCCTGGGTAACAGGTACGGCCCTATCAACACTAGTTGTAGGCGCGCTTACTGCGACCGTCGCTACAATCACCGCGCTCACTGCCGCGACGGCAACTATCACGGCCTTGATAGCTACCACGGCCACGGTAACAACTGAGACTGTCGGAACTGAGACTGTCACGGCCCTCACTGCCACAACCGCCA